TTTTTGGGAAGTCGGAGTTCCCTTTTTTGATGGGATGGACTTCACGTTTGGAGATGCCTTTCGTTTTACTTCACCTGTTTCTTTAGCTGTTTTAAGCTTACGATAATCATTAATAAACTTTACTACATTGGGGTCATAAACCGCCTCTAGTAGTTGTTCTGGAATACCTTCTTTGATAGCAAACTCACGAATACTTTTAGCAACTTTTTCTGAGTAATCAGGAATGAGGTTAACAATGTTTTCCTCATACTGTCTCAATAACACTTGTTGTTGTTCTATTTGTTGAGCTTGAATCTTTTCAACAACAGCTTTAGTCTGTTCTTCACGTTTGTTACGTGCTCTCCAGTACTTTTCCTGTACGTCTTCTAGTTGCTCTTTGAGTTCCCTAGCTGTGTAGGTATCACCTTCTTCTCGGGCTTTATCGATTTCAGCCTTGACTTTATGATATTCTTGTGCGAGACTTGCTTCAACTGCGGTAAGTTCTTCATTAATAACTGTACCTAATTGAATAATCTCTTGTAGCTTTTCAGTTCGTTCTTGGTCGATCTGTTTCTTCAGTTCGCCTAATTCACGCCCCTTTTGAGATAGATGTTGGTCAGTAGAATAACCCTTACGGATTTCTTCTAGGGTAACATACTCAGTCTTACCGTCAACTGTGACGGGTACCTTGTATTCCCAATCAATATCTTCTTCAGAAGGTAAGTCAGCATTTTGGGTAGACGTATCATCCTCAGCTGTATTATCTTCTTCAGAGTCACTTGACTCTTCTTCTTCATCTAGGTCATTTGCAGACTCGGTATCGTTCTCTTCTTGGGCTTCTTCTTCCGATACTTCATCTGGACTTGGGACGTCATCGCCTTCTTTTGGTAGAGATTCTTTGCTAAGACCCAACAGCTCTGCTGCTGGAGAATTACGTAGAATGTCATCAAGGCTCTTCACTTCCAAGTCTGCACTATTCGATCCGTCATCAAAACTCGCGCTACTGATTTCAGAAGCAGGAGTACTGGTAGAGAGATGTGGTAGATTCATATTCTTTTACCTTTGTGTCCGTTATTGTTTGGCTTCAGCTTTGGCTTTCTTCGCCACAGCCATACGTTCAGCGAAATCTGACTTGTCTTTATTCATAAGACGGTCAATTGCATCAATAGCATTTGTTAGATTAACAAAGGTTGGTGCATAATTCCCTGCTCGACCTACACCGCCATTTGATCCGCATTGGACCAATTCACGTAGGATTTCTTGTCGTGCTTTCTCTAGCACATCTTTTGCTTTATTTAAATCACTCATATTATTCCTCAGACCCCTCTTGGGTATTTTTGTTTTGTTGATTAATGAACTTGACGTTATTACCGTACATTTCAATACCAACTAATTTTTCCTTAACACTACCTAATGCCATAGCTGTATGATAGAGATACTCTCGTTCTTTAGAACAATGAGGCTCTGTCTTCAACCATGTGACAAATAAGTCAGCAAGGATTTCGCTGTAGGCGTCACCAAAGAATTGCTCTCGCTCTCGCTGAACAAACTCTGCACGACCTAAGGCTACTTGGGCTTCACGAAAAGGCTCTACTTTGTATTCACCTGTTTCATGATTCATCTTTGGCTTAATCTTCTTTTCAAAGCCACTACGATATTTATCCATAAATTATTTCTAGAAAGACTCCCCCAGTTACGAGGGAGGGTTTTTGTTACATCATTGGGTTTTCACCAGCAGCAGCAGGACCTGCCTGTTGCGGTGGTGCTTGGCTACCTTGAGGTTTACTTGCATCATTATGCGAGTCAGCATCGATGAATGCCTTAGCCATAGCAAGGAGTTCTTTAACATCAGGTTTAGGAGGTAGTTCAACACCTTCTTTAGCCGCCTGAATATAGAGCTTACTCCACTCTTGATAACTCTTATCCAAAGAAACCATAAGTTGTTTGGTGTTATCTTGCATGGCATTTTTAGCTTGTACATTAGTGAGGTCAAGGGTTGCTTGCCTCTGTGCTATGTCAATCATCTTAACTTGTTCTTCAAGTTGTCTTTGTTTCTCTGCAGCCGCCATCTCACCTTCCCTAGACTTCATTGCTTGTTCAATGAACTTAGGATCAGTGTAGTCAACAAGGAAGTCTAAAGGATCAAGATCCATAGACTCAATTGCTTTACATGCGATATTTACTGCAGCCTGTGGATTAACAGCTCCACCAGCTCCTGCTTGTTGCAGTGCTGGAATAATCTGTTGACCAACAGTATTCATTTTCTTCATGATATTGCTGTTACTGTTTTCACCAACATCAACATCAATATAGAGCATCAGGTTACTTGGTAGTGTTCCTGGATCCACAGACTTAAACAAATCATTCTGGTCATAGTAGTTAACTTCTTTACCACGCAGTTTATCCCGCATAGTCTTGTATACACCTTCACAGAGTCTCTTAAACCCTGTTTCAGCAAATCTACGTGCCATAAATTGAATACGCACTTGTGCAGCAGACATAGCCCGTTGCATCTTCTCCTCTGAATTACCAGAGACATATAGCGTATCATTCAAGCCTTGAGCAGCTTTAGACAAACCTGTAGCTTGTTCTTTATGTAGTTGTAACAATTCAAGAACAGGTACAGTACCAGTACTGATAGTGTCTGGTGTCAAAGCGGCTACAGCTCCATTAGGATTACCATTAGTAGCAATAATCTGTTTTGGCTTCATGTTCTGTAGAGCACTGAAGTCTACAACATTAGGATCAGCAAGCTTAGGTGAGTAGTTAGTTAAGTAAACATTCTCAATAAAACCACGCATAATAGCTGTTGAAGCCAAGGTTGTTGGGCGAATCATATCAGCCACAGACAACCCAAAGAACTCGTGAGGTACTTCAAAGGGACAAAGAGTCGCCAATGGAATCATGTCACAATCCTCTTCCATAAGGATTGTTGAACCAGCAATAATAAAGTGCTTTAGTTCAGCGATACCATCACCATCACGGTCTACACGTAACCAACACTCAATAACAGTGAGTTGTCGATTAGCTTCTGACGGGAATAGCTCCCGTGAATTTCCCCCAAGCCAGTACTCTTCACCAACTAGACGCTTACGAGCTGCTTGCTCTTCGGTGTACTTGGTAGCCCAATCGTAGCTACCGTCTCCAATGGCGTCCCAGTCAATATTCTCTGCTATGTCAGGGAAAAACTTTCTCACTTCAGAACGAGTCATATCGATCTGAATACCCACGAATGCTGCATCGTCTAGTGAGTGTGCATCCCGTGTAATACGGAAACATTCTGGGTGTACGTTCTTAATCAAGACCCTTGTCTTGTTATGTTTCTTTTTAAGACGAACATCTTTGTATACCATCTTGTAGACAGCATTACCTTCTTCGTCTGTATCTAATTCTTGGTCATACTTGAGATCACCAATAATTTCTACATTCTCATCAGCTAACAAAAGATCAAGATTCTCTTGACCGATAGAGTCAAACTCTTCAAACTGATAGTCAAAGTCTTCAATATATTCCCAACGGATAATACTATTCTTCCACAACAGAGCAGACTTAACCCATGTATTTAATACTTCCCAACCAGGATTCTGTTTGAAGATAGCATAGTTAACAAGGTCAGAAGCTACTTTAGCCTCATGGAAAGCCTTAGGGGAATTTCCTGCTGGAATAAACCTTGCAATCTTATTGTTGTTAAACATAAGTTCAGCAAGAATAGCTGTGTATCCCTCAATAGCCTCTACAGTGTCTGAAGAGACAATCTGTGAAGCACCCTGAGGAATCAGGTGGAATTGCGGCATCATACCGTATTCGTAGGTAGCCTTCTGCCGTTCACGAGCTAGGTCGGAACTGTTCAAGAAGTCACCAACAGAGTTCATTACACCCTGTTCGATCATCGCTAGGAGTTCATTATCTCCTACCGGATCTTTGTATCTATCCACAAAGCGGATGATATCTCTACTTGTATCACTCATTGTAAACCTTTCTTGGTTTATACATTCATTCAATCAAAGTCTACAACAAGACTTGTATGGTGCTACTAATTCTTTAATCACCCTGCTAGTAGCCAACAAAGTAGAAGTAAACTTCTCTTAGGACACAAGGACTAACTCTTTCGGGGATTAAAATCTCTGGGGATTTTATCACCAATTTTTTCCTGTGGATTTAAAAGCCGACCGCCCTGTTGGGGCTTAAGTAGCTTTTTAAATTGTTCTTTTTCTTCGCCCCTGAGGGGTACATTTAGTTGTGCCATATATTTACCATTTAACCTTATTAGCCCAGTATGCCGCAGACAAAGGTCCTTTGGCAATATTAGTTGCATGTCTAGCTTTAAAAGCTTCATTACGCTTGGAACCGTCAGGACTGCCTACTGCACCCTGAGCACCAAACCTGATAGTCTTAACTGTATCACCACTCTTAGCCACAACAATGTGACTCTTAGTCTTGTGGTCTGGAGTTCTCTTAGGTTTGTTATAACCTGATACACCAGCTCTTTCTAGTCGAGGATCTTTTGCCATAATATTCTCCTATTATCATATCCAAGTAGTTTCTACTGGTCTGTAGTTACCTATCTTCTGTGAGAAAGGTACTGTTGTATTTGTTAGTCTGTCACCATGAGTTCTGATTACTTCAAGCGCAATAGCAAGGGCAATAACAGTATCATCATTCTGACCGACAATAGCGTTTGTCTTTCCAGAGTCGTCTGCTACGTAGTTCATAAGTTCACCGATGATAATCCTGGAGGGTATCCAGATATCTTCCTGTTCAATGGCATTCTTTAAGAACCCAATAATAGCAGGTTTAGACGCTGAAGTAGTTCTCCAGCCAATCCTACTACCCTCTTCCTTGGATACATTCGCCATCTTAGTCTGATAGTACATGTTCACATAACCCATTTGAGTTAACCTGTTTAATGTTGCTATACCCATAGAGTTAGACTCTACAGCTAACAAAGCATTATTGTAGTACCTTCCTAGGTAAAATAATAGATCACCAAACTGACTAGGATCAATCGTATTACTACGATAAACTGCGCACACTTCCCTCTTGGCATTGATAACCACGGCTGTAGAATAATCCTTGCCAACACCCAAAGCAACGTCAGCACCGATAGCAAAGGCATCTTCAAAAGTAGGATACTTAAATATCTCAATCGAGCCATCCTTTAAGTCCTCCATCATAGAGGATTCAAAGTTAAACTCTCTCTTGGCTAATATAGGTTGAGGAACAAGCTTACTTAACTTCTCAATGTTAAACACATTAGAGCCAGAAACAATAAATGCTTCCTCAGGTGTCGCGGGATACTCCTGACGGAACTTATCCTCACCACCCTCCGCAATCTTTAACCTTCTCCAATATAACTGATCATCATCTAAGCTATACCTAGTGACTAATACTTCCTCATCTGTTGTTCTTTCAAAACCCTCAGGAGCCTTCCTCCGATACTCTGTCATCAAGTACCACGGAACAAAGATAGCTACATAATCATTCTCACCCTTTACAGCTCCCTGCCATAACCTGTGAAATGAGTTACCTACCCCATTCGCTGTACTCTCAAGAATAACCTCTGTACCATCCGCTTGGGAGATACCTTGGAATAGTCCTGCAAGGATCTTTTCATCATGACCCCAAAATGCAACTTCAGACAAGTGAGCAATCGTAGGAGTTGTTCCCCTACCCGCCTCAGGAGCACCAGCTGTATACAGCCTGTACCCCGAATCATTATGCTCAAACATAATCTCTTTTGCATTTGACTTCTTCAATACTGGTCTGAAGGTATCAGACATATTGTAAATAGTATTCCTGGACATACTAAATAGCGCATCACTAGTAGCCGCATCATGAGCCATAACTACTGACTTATTATACGCATTAAAGTAACTCTTCCAGAATACCCTTCCTGTCGTGTATGTACTTAAACCCATCTGTCGAGCTTTAAGAATAATAGCTCTGACTCTCCCCGTCTCCTTGAGTTGTTTCTCAAGAGCTTCATTCACAATCTTTTGAGCTTCATTGAATTCAAAAAATTGAAATCCCTTGGAGGAGTCCTTGGGTAAGATTTTAATTTGTTCTTTGGCGAATAACTCAAAGTTATTCTTGTATGAAGCTAATTTCTCTCGCTTCTTTAATTCCCTCAGAGCCTCTAGCTTCTCAGAATTGTTTTGTTGTTTCATATTTCCACTTGTATAAAAAATGTTTCTCTATTATGTACCGACTAGTATATTCATAAATGTAATAATTCGAATACTTTTTTCGGGTACCCCCTGCTCTACTATGGGGAAGCCTTTGGAGAATTGTTTTTGGAGAATGTCGTGGGTAGAAGTCTTTGTGTGTGTTTAAAAGAATCAAGTGTTGGTTGGGTTCGCCCCTCCTGGTTTTCCCTGCCCCCCCTGTTCTCGGGGTGCTCGGTTGCTCGGTGGGCGTCCCGTCCTTCCTTCCCTGTCGGCTTGCGCTTGGCGCGGTGCTTGTCGGCTTTCCTTCCTGCGCTCTTTGGGGTTTGTTATGTCCTTCTCTTTCTCTGCTGCTTCTTTGCCCGTCCTCGGTGCTGTGTCTCCTGTTGCTTCTGGTGCTGTTCGTTCGGCTCTGTCTTCTTCGGTTTCTTCTTTGGTTCGGTCTTGCCGTTTGTCTGTGGTGTTGCTTGGTTTGTGTGCGGCTTCTGGTCGTGCCTCTCCTGCTGTTTCTCCTGCGGCTGTTGCTGACTTGTTGGCTCGTGCTCGTGGTGTGTGGTCTCGTGCTCGTGCTGCTGGTGTCTCTCCTGCTCGTTTGGCTGTGTTGGCTCGTGCTGGTCGTGCTTTGGCGGCTGTTGCTCCTGTGTGTCCTTTGGCTTCTGGTGCTGGTGTTCCTGCCTCTTGCCTTGGTGTTCCTTCTTCGGGCTTTGTTCCTGCTGCCTCTGGTGTGGTTGTTCGTGGTTGGTTGGTGTCTGGTGGTGTGTTGTCGGTGGACGTTGCTGGCTTCTCTTTGCCTTTCTTGTGTCTGTCCTCTGGGTTGTCTCCTGCTGCCTTCTCTTCTTTGGTGTCTGCGGTTGCTGTTGCTGCTGACTCTGGTGTGTCTGTTGACTTGTGGGCTGCTCCTGGTCGTTCTGGCTTTGTGTGTCGTGCTCGTGCTGGTTCGTCTGGTTACTTCTGTGCTGTGTCTCTTTGAAGGGCTTTCTCGGTTGGCTCCTTTGTCGGGGTCTTCCGAGAGCGTCTTGCTCGTCCGTGCCTGTCGGTTACAGGTTGTCATAGCTCAAGGAGATTAATATGACTAAGTTAATGCACGTTGTTTACATTCTGTTGTGGTCGCAACTGATGGTGTTCTGTGTCGATAAGATACAGTATGAGGTAATGTATGGCTGGTTCCATGTGATCGGTCTGATCGTTGCTAGTATCTGTGCTGGTGTACAGATTGCTATTCTGTTAATCGAAATCAAAGAAGGAGAGTAAACATGGCTAAACGTTACAGCTTGACGTCTGATCTTATCAACCGTAGGATCAGGTCTAAAGAGAATGATGTCCTCATTGGGCATCCTTGTGGAGCTATCGCTCCTGCTTCGTACTTACGTACGCATCCTAGGGCATCAAGGAATGTTGCTTATTACCTGCAAGGTGATGCATCGTTCGCTGGTGACTTTGAACTCATGCTAACAGAGATGGGTTTGTGTGGTTGTGAAATGCCTCGGTCTACTTGGCGACACCTTAAGTTCTGGGTGTCTAAGGGTTGTCCTCATTGGTCAGGTAATACTGCCTTTTCTAAAGCTCTTGTGTGGTGGTGGAACCGTCATGCATGGTGTTTTGTTCCCAACAGGAACGGGTCAAGTCAGGAAGCAAAGGATGCTGCTGAGTACTATAGGGATATAGCGTACATAGAGCTAGAACAATTTCAACAGGCAAGGAACGCAAATGTATGAGTTATGGGTTGTAAGACCAGACGAGTCTGAAGAGCTGCTCGAGACTTTCGAGTTCGAGTACCAAGCAGACTTTGTCTGTAATGAGCTTAACATTGCCGCCTCAGATGATCCTGGGTGTGGTGAGTATCGTGTGTGTTTAAAGGAAAAATGATATGTACTTCTTAGTATATAGCAAAACAACAGGTAACCTTGTTGATATCTTGTATTCAGCAGAAGAGCTGCAACGCAAGTTTCATCCAGATCAAGTTACTGTTCACGTAGTACACGTGTAACTAACTGCTCTTCTCGGGCTTACGGAGAGACCACTTGGGGTAAGTACCAAGCTTTCATTAACAGTCATTACCAAAAGGATCTAACATGACTACAGCGACTATGAACTATGCCACTAAAGGCGACACAACTACTGCAATGTTCACCATGGAGACATCTATGTTGATGGTGGTCTATACAGACCCTGCTAACAGGTATGTCTATGCAGTAGATGATAAGGAAGTTGTCCGTAAACTCTCGATTAACCGTGATGTTGAACATGCTCGTAGACAATATAAGCACGCACGTAGCTTAGTTGGTAAACAAGTAAGGTTTGGTGTCACAGCTGGTTGGAGTTCTGACACTTGGTTCAATGAAATTATAGAAGCTTAAGGAGAATGAGCATGAAAGCACGTTATTTACTCTTAAACCCACTCAAGGCACGAGACTTTGGATGTACAACAGAAGAAGTTATTGAGTCAGTCCAAGAGTTTGGCTGTAAAGTGGTCATGTCACCAGACACAACAGGGGAAACTCTGCTGTATGCTGTGTCAGACAACAAAAGTGTACTCGAAAACATGGTCAATGAGGTAGAACTCAATGGCATCATCATAGAATACACAGCAATCTATGACCAAATAGTGGAAGGATACTAAAATGGCATTCCTAAGACATTCTTTCGGGAAATACACTCTAGATCTCTCTGAAAAAGAGCTGGATGCAGTCACAACAGCTATGGCTAACATAGGGGTGTTCACAGAAGATGAGAAAAACATATATCATCAGCTGACAAAACACAGAAACTACCTAAAACAAGAGGATAAATGGCACAGAGCTATCGATGAAGAGAGGGGAATTAACTAACAGACAGTACTCTCAAGACATTCCCTCACAAAAAGTTACTAATAGACAGTAATTTTGAGACATTTGCTGAGATTTAGGCGAGAATTGAGGGAAGTCCTGAGGGATTTTTGTGTGTGGAAAACCTGAACGTTCTTTTTAAACATTTCTTGTAACTTTTCGTTATTTTTAACAAGGAGACATCATGTGTGGAGGCTTTGAAAGACTCTGGTTTGTCCACTGCGAGACATGTAATAATGAATTCAACATAGATGACGTCAAAGTATTACGTGTTCGCAATGACCATACCAACAGACGTACCGCAGACTTCCTCTGCTCGTACTGTAATGAACCAACCGAATCACTCATAACAGGAAATCTACTATGAAGACTATCACCCGCAGACATAATAAGCTACCCTTTCAGCCATTCGAGCTGACAATCTCCGTAGACACCCAACAAGAGTTCTACGATATGATGTCGTTGTTCTCGTACTATACAAACATTGCAGACGTAACCAATACAAACAATCCTGAGGTACATAACCGTATGACAAAGATTTGTATGCACATCTATGACGCACTTGTTGAAGAGGATCAATACTAATATGGAAGTTTACAAATGCACAGATTATCCTATAGTATTCCAACCATACACTTTAAGGATCACTATTAAAAATGTTGAAGAACACCACCTATTAGAAGCTATCTTCATGAATGCTGAAGTAATAGGTAAAGCTTTAACCTACGAGGGTCATGACTTTTATGATGAAATTGTAGAGTTAATAAATAAAATAGGTAAAGAAATAGAGATTTAAATATGCACTCAGCCGCAGAAATCTATACAGACCTTATCAAGAGAATCCAATCTCGAGTACGGTCTGAAATATCAATTGTCTTTGACGATACCACTGGTATCCAAAAGGCTTTTCTCAAAGGTAAACTATTGTGGGTAAAGAAAGTGAGGATAGATAAATGAATGAACTAGTTACAGCTAACTGGATCTGTGTTGATGAATACTTCTACACAGAGTTCGGTGAGACGGTTGCTGACTGTATTGAAAGATACAAAAACTCGATGGATGAGAATGTTGATGTGTCAAAGTTAACATTCTACTCATTACAGACACCTTATGTTGTCGAAGTCTTTTATGCACTAAAGGAGAAAAACCCAATAGAATCATAATCTTATTCAGCTGGTACCTAATAGGATACTGTCCGTTGGATAGTATTATATAATATATTTATTAAAAGTATATTATAAAAAGAGTAATAAAAAAGAGAATATCAATAGGTAGTATACCTAAAGACATTCTCTTAATTACTTAACCATAAGACATTCTCTTAAGAACTCTTATCAAGACCTTCCTCTGAGATAATCCTCTGAAGTTCCTCATCTGTGAGGTCAGCAGTACGTGTAGTGGTAGTCTGATCAATCCTTTGTAGTTTAGGTTGTTCATACTCTGCTACCATGTTAGCGTATCTAGCTGCATCTTCAAAGTTATCTTGTTGAAGAGCCTGATGCATAGCCATTCTGAGTACATCCAATGAAGATAGTTGAGGTAGATCCTTCATTACTTCTTGGAAGTTTTTAGCGTTAAGTTTAAACTCATCTCTGATCTGCTTATTCAACATTCTTGATTGAGTAGCTTTCTTCTGATTTTCTCTAGCTGTTTCTGAAGTAATTAACTTTAGATTAGCCAGAGAATTAATGTTACGGGCTTTACCACCTGACATTCTGTTCTCCTGTTCTGTTTCTGTTAGATAACAATTATCTATTAGGATCCGACTAGCGAGAAATATACTTGAATTAATTAATCCATAGGAAAATATCATGACACAAGCAAACAATTCTTCTAACGTTATCATCAAAGATGTTGCCTTATTCTGGGCTAAACTCGATAAACCTGTCTCACCATTCGGTGTTGATCAGTTTGAGTTACAGATTCAAGGTGACAAGAAACGTGAGAAAGAGTTTTCTCAATTCGGTAAAGTAAAGCCTGTTGAAGGCGGTAAGATCTCTGTTAATCTTAAGAAGAAAGCTTTTAAGAAAGATGGTACAGATGCTGCCAAAGTTCGTGTGGTAGATGCAGGTAAGAAAGAACTTGATCCAAAGTTGATTGGTAATGGTTCTATCGGTAATGTTATGGTGTACTGCTCACCTTATGAAATTAAACTCCCTAACGGTAAAATCAGTAAGTCTGGTATCTCTACTATGCTTGTAGCTGTACAAGTTACTGATCTTGTTCGCTATGAACGTAAATCTGAAAACTTTGTTGATTTTGATGTTGAGGGTGCCTCTGTTGATACAGATGCCTCTGAAGAAGCAATGTTCTAAATCCCAATGATATCCCTTGTGATAGTCTCTAACGAGTCTGTCATGAGGGATTTTTATTTAAAAGGTTTTTGTGACTAAAGATGAAGCACTAAACAGAAAAGCAGATAATGCAAGAGAATTAGGTTTAAACTATGAACCTATGAATACAGACGAATCTGATGAATTTGATCGTATTGAACGTGAAATCTCTATGAAAGGACAACCATACATATACGAACCTAAAAGTAAATGGATTGACATCGATGTAAAAGATTATCCAGATATCCGATACCAGTCTGAAAGCTTCTTCGCTGGTGTAATCTGGGCACAAACTAAACTCAAGGAACTAAACTCATGAAACTCAATAAACAACAACGTGAATATGCTGTCGGTCGTCTTAATGAAAAACTCAGTGAAATGCGTGATAAAGAAACGCCTGACTATATCAGTTCTAAAAAGAGTGATAAGGATGCCCTGTACGCTCTATTGTCATACGAGTACGGTGTACCACTTGTTCCACAATCAAAGTTTGATAATATCTGGAATATCACTAACATTGGCGATGCTATTATATTCCCTCATGGATTTGATAAAGAACATGAAGATAATCAAAAAGAGCGTAATGCAATACGTGATAAATATGAAAAGATCAAACAAGATCTGATGGATAAACTCTACCTGTGTGACGAAGCTCAAGAAGCCCTCGATTTAATCAACTCTATCTAAAGGAAATATCATGTTTGAAATCCATCCATACTTCACTACAACAGTGCAATTTAAAGTAACTCAAGTTGACAAAGTACCAGCAGACTCATATGATCCAAAGAACTGGGAAGGCGGTCGTGGTGTTTACTTTCTCAAAGAAAACAACTGTTTCTACTTTGTAGGTAAATACTCTGTAGACGTCATCTACGGAGCTGATGAAAAAGGTTTCTTTGAGACAATCGATGACAGGTTTGAGCCTCCTAAAGTTGATGAAACTCTGATGCTTCGTATTGTTGCTGCCACTCACGGGCATACTCTATGAGTCATGATAGGTTTGACTTAGAGCAAGCCATCATACAGTGCTGGGGTGTATGCGATGATCTAAAAACTGATATAGATCGTCAAGTACTCTCCAGCTACTATGACGCCAAGTTCAATAAACTATGGGATATCTTTGAGGAATTAATCCATGAACATCACTATTTTAGCACTGCCAGCAAAACACAAGTACCAACTGGTGAAACTTCTTCGTAGTCGTCTGTTTTGGCTTGAAGAAGATCTTGCTTACTACAAAGAAATGATAGCTTTGTACTGGTTAAACTCTGATAAAGCTAATCCTAATACAGCCACACATTTTGCTAATCTAAATCATTGCAAGACTCGTGCTCGTATCATTCGTAAAGAACTTAAATTAATCCGTGAAAACTTGAAAGGCTTAAAATGAGTATAGCAGATAACTTGTACTATCACTGGTACTATACCGATAATGCAGACTTCTTCTGTACTATCGAAGTTGATAAAGGTAGTAGCTGTCAAATCCGTGATGAGAAAGGAGGCTTTGAACCTGACTATGCTGATGATATCTATGTCGTTGAAGTTAGACACAAAGATGTTGATATCATTGATGTAATCCATCCAGACGTTCTTCGTGAAATCGTAACACAATTCGTTGAATCAGTAAAGGCTTAATATGCAAAATCCATTATCCGAGTATCGTAATAACCTGTTCAGCACTCACGATAACCTTGACGAGTCATTCTCATACTTACACAGTATGTTGAGTACTCTGTCTAATGCAGATCGTGTAGGTGTTAATACAGCTGTCTGTTGTTTGATCAACACTCTTGCAAAAGAAATTGATGATGTATATCACCCTACTAAGAACATGTCTATTGCCTCTCTGATAGACAAACACCTTGATGACGTACTTGCTCAACGTGTTGAAGAAATCGTCAATGATCGTGTGACTGAAGCTATCGAGCAATACATGTCAGAAGAGTTTGATATCACTGACTATGATCATGAAATCGATTGGGAAGATCGCATCAGTTCTAACCTTAATAGAAGTGTTATCGCAGACCTTGTTGAAGAAGCAATCAAAGACAACATAACATTCGAGGTAACTGTATCGTGAATCAACCAGAATCTAACGGATACTTTGTATTCACCAAACAAGGTTACGATCGAGCATACTTTTGTGTAGCAGGTCGTGATATCAAGCTTGAAGATGCAATATGTTATCTATTCCAAGCTGAAGCCGCTAAAGTTTGTACAACAATGAACATGGAACTAAACGATGAACTCCGTCAAAAAGAAACGCTCGATGAATCCAGAAGTACTAGCCAAGGGCAAAGCAGCTCTTGAACAGTGGCGTAAAGAAAAAGCCTATGCTGTAAAGAAAGGCGGTAAGTTCCTTGAAGCATGGACTGAAGAACAAGAACTTAAGAAAGCTCAAAAACGTACTTCACCCATGCAAGCCATTAAGAATTTCTGTAACGACTGTGTAGGAGGTATCCGTACAGACATAACCAACTGTACTGCTAAACAATGTTCTCTATATATCTATCGTCCATACAAGAAAGGTGAAGAATGAGAGTTCGTATCAGAGAAGACTATCGTGAAAAACACTGGTGGGTTGAATATACTGAATGGTGGATGCTTGGTAAATGGCACCATGTAGACGTATTCATTGGTGAAAACGCTATGCACCGAGCATTAGCCTGTGCTAAATGTGTTAAAAACCCTAACATCATTGAGGTTGAATAATGGAACCAACTGTGCTAACATACAACCCAGAAGACTTCAAAACGACATATAGGTTCGTTGAACAACCCAAAAGGTCTGAATGGAAATGCTATATGTTCGGTAATAAACCTGAGATAAATGACGGTATCTTATATCACCCAAAAGAAAATTGTGAACCTAACTGGTTTGTTCGCTGGATGATGAAAATCTGTTTTGATTGTACATGGGTAAAGGAAAAACAATGAACGAATATTGCTTTCAAATTAGTCCAACATCAACAGTGTGGGTCTGTGCTATTGATGAAGAAGAAGCTGAGTCCAAAGTCTATGAAACAATAGGCTATGATCCCAGTGAAATGGAGCTTGTTGACGTTAACTTTGATATCTAATCATGGAACTATACAAACTACCCCGTCATTCTTACTTCAAACTAATAGGTGATACGCAAATACCACCTGAAGCAAGACATCCTAACCTTAATAAAACATACAAACTAATCAACATCGATGGTATGTACTCTTATTGTCTTGATGAAAATAAAGATGTATACCACTTTGCTGCTTGGTCTGACGTTGAAAGAATAAATGATGATAGCATACAAGCTGTTTCGTAAACGTAAAGACGGTACCTACGGACCACTCTTTATTAATCGTAAACAACGACTAAATAAAGAAGTGTGGTACTTCGCTGAAGATCATAAGACTAAAGGCTATGCACATCGTCCAGGATGGCACTGCTGTGCAGAACCCAATGCACCGCATCTATCCAAGAAAGATCGTGTATGGTGTAAAGTTGTTATCAATGACTTCATGCGCCACCAAAGACCTGAGTCTCAAGGAGGTCTCTGGTTTACAGCAAACTCACTTAAAGTAATCGAGGAACTATGAGTTCAACACTAATAGCAATCATTGGTTTAGTATATCTAGCAGTATGCGTAGACTTATTCTTCAAAGGAAGTACAGGTCTAAGCATTGCATTCTTAGGCTATGCTATCGGTAATGTAGGTTTATACTTAGAAACAGTAACCAAATGAGACAAAGAACAGTATACTTAGCAGGTCCAATGGAACATGTATCAACAGAAGAGGCTAAAGGTTGGCGCTCCACAGCAACACACCTGTTAGCTCCTACCTGTAAGCTACTTAATCCATGCAGACGTCTTCATGCATTTGAGAAACGATACATGAAGCGTATCTTTGAGTTAGATCTCCGTGACATTCGTGAGTCTGACTTAATCTTAGCTAACCTAGACAACCCACTTGTACCTAAACACGGTACTGCTATGGAAGTGTTCTATGCTGCTTATGTATTGAAAATCCCTGTTGTAGCATTTAAATCAAGTGACGCAACAATCCACCCTTTCTTTGAATCACTTGTAACTGAATGGAGGTCTTCTGTAGATAAAGCTTGTGACACTATTCTCTCGGAGTACTTATGATTGTGATAGCAACAATCTGGGGTGTTGTAACCCTATTAGCCATGCTTTACGGTGCTGTAGAACCAATACTAAACCGTAAAGATAACCAAAGTCGTTTTAACAACTACAAATAAATATGCCCTATATCACTGAAGAAGCCCGTCAATCTGAACACATGCTCAAGTATGAGCCACACTGTGCAGGTGAATTAAACTTCCTTATCACGACATTCATTCGTGACTACTACAACAAGAGTCCATCTTATCAATCTGTCAACGATGTTGTTGGCGCACTTGAAGGAGCTAAACTTGAGTTTTATCGTAGGGTTGCCGCCCCTTATGAAGATAATAAAATCATTCAAAACGGAGATGTATACTGATGAGCCACACTAAAGAAGCTATGCCTGAAGACTACAGCCTTGCAGATAAAGCCAACAAAATCCTTGCATCATGGGATAATGAAGACTTCTTCGACATCAAAGCTCGTCAATACCTTAACAAAGAACGTAAAGAAATCAACAAAGGTTGGTCTGAAGTGTTCGGTAAAGAGTATAACAAAGAAATTGATGCTAATGAAAAACCAACATTCCAAACACAGGAGTTTAAAGACTTGGTAAAACAATCTCTATACAAAGACCACATCAATCCTCCACACTACAAGAATGTAGCTGCAGGTAAACAATACATGGAACTCATGGTAGATATGCTTGCAGGTAAGTCAGGTGTTGAAGCTCACTTGTTTGGTCAAGTGTATAAATACCTGATGCGCTGTGGTAATAAAGACCAAGAAGTCCAAGAGTTAAACAAAGCTCTGTGGTATCTACAAGCACTAATCAAGTTCAAAACTGAAGGTAAAGTTCTCTGATGAACCACATCAAAACGGTCAAACGTTTTGTCGCTGGAAGTATTAAGTTCTTCGACATCTATGAATGTACTGTAGATGAAGTTGATACTTATACTTCTAGTACTGGCAAAGCTATGGTTAAAGTATCCATTGAAGGTAAAGAGTATAATGGTCTCCATAACAAATGGGTCTATGAACACTTATGCGCCAACGAAGGACAGCCATCTTTTGTAGTCTTCTGGAAAGCCCCTAAAGGTGATCCTATGGTAGCCTATGTAAAAGAGATCTGGCAGAATCACATTGATGGTACTCCCCAAGAGACTGTCTACTTAGCTGATGATAGTGAAGCCTATAAACAAGAGGGTGAATCCTTCCTGTACATGTGGGTTAATAAAGATACCGATAAGAAGTACATCGGTAAACATCGAGGTAAACCTGATGACGGGTATGTATGTTCATCTGAAAGCTTTATGGCTGAGTATAATGAATGCCCATCAAGGTTTATCAGGACAGTACTAGCATATGGCTCTGATCAAGAAATGCTGGAACTAGAAACTATCATGCTTCTGCAGTTAAAGACTCGTATGAGTCCTCTGTACTACAACCTTTCAAACAACCTTAACAAGGAAAACTGATGGCAAAATCAAACGCTGTTAAACATGATTTCACTATTAAACTTGGTGGACAAAACTATGAGATCCAGTTAAGCCCAAGCACTAACTATGGTTGGTTTGAACATAGAGAAATGGGTGACGAGTCAGGTGGAGGTCTATGGTTTGATCGTGGAATGTTCCTGATTGACTACGATGGTGTATATGAGTTACCCTTCGAAGTTAAAGATACACTGATTAAGTTCGGTTATATTGATCCACTGGAGGCTGAACAATGGTAACAGTTGAAATTGATGGTGAGATTGAGGAAACTATCGTATGTGCTAGCTTAAAGAAGTACTATAAGTGCCTTCATGATGAACGATTCTACGAAAGCATGTTTAGTCTTGAGCCTTATGAGAATATCGTTCAAGTTCATTTGCTGAGAGATGCAATGAAAAGAGTACATAACTACTATAGCATTGAAAAACTTGATTAAAATCAAGGCAACCACAGACGGTACCTTATAGATACACACGGAGAACCTATGAAAAGATATGTTGTAACTTGCTGTTTTGAAATCAACTACGAGGAAGAAACAATGGCTGATATTGATACTATCATTCATGAACTTGTGAGAGAGGACTTCTTAGATCACTATAACGGTGAAATGTTTTATGTAGTAGAAGCGGAGGAAATCAATGACTAAAGACGAAGCATTGAATCTGGCGCTAGATGCCTTGGAAACATCTATGTATCCGCAACAAAAACAATTGCAAGCCATCACCGCCATAAAAGCCATCAAAGAAGCCTCGGCACAGCCAGAGCAGAAGCCTGTGGCGTGGATACACAACTTTATTGAGGGCGGCATCTCAATAGGGAAGCGACCAGCAGACTTAGAGCGCCATCCTGACCGATGGACTGCCCTATACAAAGAGCCAAAGCCATGCCCAACTTGCGAGGCATTAGCTCGTACTGTAATGCTTGACCAAACATCGCATGACACCACCCCACCACAGCGCAAGCCTTTGAGAGACCATGAAATTGCAAAGATTCTTGACCGTGAGCGCATGAAATGGCACAAGTCACCGCCCACCTATGAATTTGATTTGGCATTTGCCCGAGCCATCGAAGCCGCACACAGCATTAAGGAATAAACATGAACAGAGATAATGCGTATACAATGTATACAACAGCTGAAGAATGTAATGAGGTCTCTCAGAACATTATGAAGGTACTCAGATTTGGTCTTGATACTGTCTACCCAGCTACTGGTAAAGATAGTAACCGAGATAAACTTGAGGAAGAAATGGGTCAGTTAATGTTCTGTCTTAATCACTTAATAGATGACCTTGATTTAAGTGAAGACAACATTATGGAAGCTTATAATCAAAAAGCTAATACATGGTTAAAATGGAAGGCTTATTATGTTAATTGATACATCACAGGAAGGTGTAGTACGAGTTACTATTGACTTCTTTGTTCCACTAACAGATGAACTTGAATACAAGCTTGACTACATTCTGGATAGCATAGCTGAACTCGAGTCTGACTACGACAAGGAGATTGAACTTGAAATCACAAAGTGATTGGGATTTATTCTATATGCGTATTGCTAACCTGATCTCTCAGCAGTCATACGCAGAGGACCGTAAGGTAGGTGCTATCATTGTAAAAGATGGTAACATCATTTCATTCTCATACAATGGTACGCCAATAGGAACAAACAATGATACCCAAGTACACGAGGTTCTCCATGCAGAAGCTCAAGCGATTGCCAAGGTTTCCCGTTCTAACCAGTCTACTATGGGTGCTACTCTGTATAGCACTCTTTCCCCTTGTATTGATTGCGCTAAGCTTATCTATGCTGTCGGGATTCATCGATTGGTTTTTAGAGATAATTATAAATGCTCTAGAGGACTTGAGTTCTTAAAGGGTCACGGTGTTATTGTAAACAATACACAACTTCACGAAGCATTCATTGACCCAATGTTGCTTATCAACACAGGACTATACAATAATGACTGAAACAACAGCAATACTGGTGTTCACGGTACTAGCTTTAGGTGCATACAACTGGCACCTCCATACAATTATCCAAGGACTTAACGAGCAAGTAGATAATTTCTTGGAGATGGTCATGGAGATGGCTAAAGAACTTCAAGAGCTTGGCTCACCTAACGTAAAGGTCTTACATGACAAAGAAAAAGAGGGACTATGAACGCCCTAAAAACATTCGTGTAACGGTAGCATGTCTACCTGATGCTGAGAATGAAGTAAGGCAGGTGTTCTTTGATTGCCTTAATGACTACAGCAAACGATTTAAAGTACCTATTACAGATAAAAAGTTTGTAGTACACATTTGCTTAGTTGAGTATGAAGAAAACAGTAATGAACAAGGCTTAACAACCTATAACGATACTGAAAATCGTATTCTTATTCAGCTAAGAGATCCTATGCTTAACGATTGGGGAACAAGCCACTATGTCATGGATAAATTTATTAACATTCTTTGCCATGAGTTCGTACATGCCTGTCAGTATCTATGTAATCGTAAGATACCTAAGTTCCATAAGTTAAACTACGATAAGAAAGACTCAAGAGAAAAATATTTCTTCGACCCTTCAGAAATGGAGGCTCGAATGCTTGAGGCTCCATACACATCCTTCTACGGAGATATTCTCACATGAGTAAATTAAGGCTATGTGTAGACATTGAGACCAATGGTTTTATTCCAGATGTAAATAAGATCTGGTGTCTTGTTGCTGTTGATTCAGACAACGGGAATGTTTACTCATTCTCAGACTATGACGATGAGCTACCAAGCTTGTCTGAAGGTCTTGACTTCATATCCAAGGCTGATATTGTCTTTGGTCATAACATTATTGGCTATGACCTAGTAGTACTAGACTATATCCTTGGATTCAAACTACCTGAGACAGTTAAGGTAGTGGACACATGGATTCTATCCCAACTAAACCAGTATAAGCGTGAGCATAAACATGGTCTTGAGGGGTGGGGTGCTAAACTAAACTACCCTAAGCTTGACTTCACTGAGTTCAACAGCTACAGTAAAGAAATGCTTACATACTGTATCCGAGATGTTCAGCTGAATGTTAAGGTATACAAGGTATTAGCTGAAGAAGCTACTAACTTGATTCGTAAGTACCCTCTCTACAAGAAGGGTATCGAGGTTGAAACAGAGTTTGCTAAGATCGAAGCTGATATCCGAGCTAAAGGCTGGATGTTTGATATGGCTAAGGCTCAGACACTTCTTACAGAGATCAACAACAAGTTAGATGCTATTGAGGCTGTACTTGAACCCAAGATCGGAATGAGGTGTATTAAGACAGATGGAAAAGACGAATACAAAGAACCCGCTTGGCGTAAAGACGGATGCTATACAGTCGCAACAGTTAAACACTTTGATTTACCACAAGAGTCGGGAAGAACTACTCGACCTATTGAAGGACCGTACTGCAGAATCTCCTTTGAACAAGGAAAAGTCGGATCAATCGAAGTAGTAAAAGACTGGTTGTACTCTATTGGATGGGTACCTGATGAATGGAATGTGGAGAAAATCAATGGAAAATTCGTTAACAAGTCTCCGAAGATCACTGAAAGTTCTTTGGCTAAGCTTGGTGCTGATGCAATGCTTGTGTCTGACTACTATACTATACGCTCTAGAAAAGGTATCTTAGAAGGATGGATCAATGAAGTACGTAACAGTAAGGACAATCGTTTACATGGTCGTATGTGGACTATTGGCACTCCTACCTTTAGATGTAGACACGAAGTTGTTGCTAATCTCCCTAGTGTTGACTCCGTTTATGGGAAAGAAATGCGAGGACTACTTGTATGTGAGCCAGGAACTACCATTATCGGTGCTGACTCAGCTGGAAATCAGATGCGTGGTCTTTGTCATTATATACGGAACGATGATTTTACTAATGAGGTAATCAATGGGGATGTCCATCAACGAAATGCGGATGCTCTGGGAACTAGTCGTAAGCTTGCTAAGCCTTTTCTTTATGCTTTTCTGTTTGGGGGTGGTGATGGTAAGCTTGGTCTCATTCTTACGGGAAAAACAGATGCAAAGACGGGTAAGACTGCTAAAGAAAAGTTTGAAAACTCAATCCCCGGATTAAAAGAACTTAAGGATAACCTATCAAGTCTATTCGATAAGACATCTAATACATTTGGTAAGGATAAAGCCTTCATCAGAGGTATTGATGGTCGTATGGTCTTTGTCAGCTCTCAGCATCAAGTACTTAACTACCTATTACAGACTGCTGAAGGTGTCAGCTGCAAGGCTGCAGCGGTATATCTCAGAGACAAACTAAAAGAACGTAACATCCCACACTACTTTGCTCTACATTATCATGATGAGGTTGCTGTTGTAACTAAAGATGAGTATGCAGAAGAAGTAGCAGAGTTATCTATCGAAGCATTCACCGAAGCACCTAAGTGGTTTGGTATAGAGTGCATGGGTGGTGACGCACATACAGGTAAAACATATGCAGAGGTACACTAATGATTGAATCAGAAGATCAATTCGATGTAGCAATCATTGATGCTGATAGTATCTTATATCAGATTGCTTACATGCAACCGTCTCCAGCGTTATGTCGTAAGGCTCTTGACGATAAGATGAAAGAGATTATGACTAACACTGGATCTATTCATGGTGCAGTGTTTATTAAAGGTAAAGATAACTTCAGGTATGAGGTAGATGCCGCATATAAAGGTAATCGTAAAGACACCATTGAACCTGAGGTTAAAGATCGTATTGAAGATCTCTACGAGTATGCTAAGGACTTTAGTATACAGTCAGACGGTGGTGAGGCAGACGACTACTGCGGTATTGCTGCAGAACTTGCTCTCAATGAAGGTAAACGTTATGTTGTATGCCACATTGATAAAGACTTAGACTGTATTCCTGGATGGCACTATAACTTCCGTAAGGATACAATGTATTACGTTGAACCAGAAGACGGTTATAGATTCCTTATGATGCAGATCCTCACAGGAGATGCTACAGATAATATCCAAGGACTACGTGGTGTTGGACCTAAGACAGCTGAAAAGCTTATTAATGGTGTACCTAATAACCTCTTGTGGTCAAGGGTTATTGACATCTGGAAAGAAAAATGTGGTGATAATTGGGAACCTTTCTTTTTGAAATGTGCTAACTGCATTTACATTAGAGAGACTGATGAAGACCTTAAGCCACTATCATTTGAAGAACTAAAGGAACGCCTATCATGGAAGACTACGGACACTGGATTGCCCTCACAGAGCGACCAGCCAACGCCTTCGGATTCATCTATGCCGTTTTCGGACCAACTGGAAGACAATACATCGGAAGAAAGCAACTCATAAGTGAAACATCTAGACTACCTACAGGAGCAAAGCGCAGAGTTAAGACTCGAAGAGAGTCTGATTGGAGATCTTACACATCCTCCTGTCGAGAACTCCTTGATGATATTGACTGCTATGGACTTGAGGCATTTACTTTTGTTATCTACGACTGGGTATTCGGAAAAGGAATGCTTACATATCGCGAAGTACAAGAGCAATGGGCATGTGAGGTTCTGTCAAGAGATGAACTTCCTAACGGAGAGCGTCTCTGGTACAACGGTAACATCGGAGCTGTAAAGTTTTTAAAACCTAAATCATGAAGAAGAATAAACCTATCAAACCCCTTGAGAAAGAAATCCCATCACTCAAAGATGAATTCAAAACTCAATTCAAACGTAAGAAAGAAACTCAACAAGAAGCTAAAGATCGTAGACAACGTATCAGAGAGTACCTAGAAGACCGAGACTGGAACTAATATATGTCAAGATGGATTCATACCGCTTGTCCTAAGTGCGACTCATCAGATGCTTTTTCATATAAAGAGAATGATGAATTCGGCTATTGCTTTTCTTGCTGCAAGTCAGCACCAACAGACCCCAACTTTAAACCAACTGTTTACCACAAACAAAATTACGATATGCACACACTAGAGGAGATTAAAGAGTATGACACACGAGGCTTTCAAGAAAGAGGAATCACCAAACCAGTATCGGCTCATTACGGGGTTAAAGTTTCCTATGCTGAGGATGGCACTATTAGTAGCCACTTTTACCCTTATACTAAAGACAACGGTATCGTTGCTTACAAAGAGCGTAAGCTCCCTAAAACATTTCTTATTCACGGTGACTTCAAGGGTGTACAACTCTTCGGTCAGAATGTATCAACGGGTGGTAAACGCATTATCATCACGGAAGGAGAGCTAGACGCACTTGCTGTTGCTCAAGCTCAACATGATAAGTATGGTAGGTTTTACCCAGTAGTAGCCCTGCCATCGGCATCTGCCATATCAATGATCCTTGAACAACGTGAATGGCTACGTAACTTCGATGAAGTAGTATTGATGCTTGACCAAGATGAGGTCGGTAAGAAAGCTACTGATCAAGCCGCTAAGATTATCGGCTATGATAAAGTAAAGGTAGCCTCTTTACCTGAGAAAGATCCATGTGATGTGTTAATCAAACATGGTTCAGCAGTACTAATGAACTGTATATTTGATGCACGTACATTCAGTCCAGCAGGTGTTGTTAAAGGTGAAGCTATCTGGGAACAATTCAAACGTAAGAAAGAAACTACCTCTCTTCCTTATCCTGAATGTTTAAAGACCCTCAACGACAAGCTACATGGTATGCGCTTAGGTGAGATTGTATTGTTCACCTCAGGTACAGGCTCAGGTAAAAGTACAGTCATTAAAGAAATTGTACTTGAAATCCTAGCTAAAACAACTGATATGATCGGTATGGTGTCACTCGAAGAATCTATTGGTGACTCTGCTGAGAAGTTTATTGGTATGCAGTTACGTAAGAACCTTCTGACACATCAAGTAACAGAAGAAGATATGTATGCTGCTCACCAACAGGTGTTCGGTGATGAACGCTTAGTACTGCTTGATCACCAAGGCTCTGTAGGAGATGAGTCTCTTATAGACAAACTCGAACACTTAGCCCTGATGGGTTGTAAGTATATCATCCTTGACCACATCACTATTGCTGTGTCTGAGGGTGCTAAGGGTCGTACAGGTAATGAAGCAGTTGACTCAGTCATGAGTGACTTACTTAAGATCTGTAAGAAACATAATGTCTGGTTAGGTGTTGTGTCTCACTTGCGTAAGGGTGAAAAACCCTTTGAAGAGGGTCACTTGCCATCTATTGATGACATCAAAGGCTCAGGCTCTATTAAACAAATCTCATTCGACATCATTGCTTTTGCTCGCAACATGATTGCTGAGACAGAACAGATGCGTAACACAATTAAGCTTCGTGTATTGAAGTCTCGATTCACGGGTATGACTGGTGACTGTGGTAATACTAAATACGACAGTGATACTGGTCGCTTAATGCAAACTACTTTTGTTGACTTTGAATAAATGAATCCATTAAACTATCTTACTGAACGTGTATCGAAGGTTGTTATCAACTCAGATAAGATTTACAATGAGGGTGCTCGCCTTCTAGCACACTATCCAACATGGGAATACGAACTTGAACGCTTTATTAACGAGTCGTGGGATACATTACTTCGTTACTGTATCCGAAATAAAAATGCAACGCATTCTGCCTCTGTTAAACTCACTTTCGCATCTGACCTTATCGGAAAAAGAATTGCAAGAGCTATCGGAGCTGATGAGACAGACATCAAAACAACTTTATCTCTTGGAGACTTACTGCTTGAAACTTTCCTCCAAGACGGACTGATTGATATCTTCAGAGAGTATGCTGGTTACAAAGCCCCATACATGGTGCGCATTGTTAACCAAGCAGATGATATCAAGCCTACCTTAATAGGTACTTCGTTTGAACCTTTGTTACCTATTGCTGGACTCTATAGTCCATTAACTAAAGAACCCTTTATTAAAGGCTGGACTAACTCTAAGTTGTTCCATGAGAACCTTAATAAAACCTTTGTACGGTCTCTTGAAACATTACGTCAACAACCTTGGAAGCTTAATACACCTGTATTATCAGCTATGCAAGCACAAACTCCTAAGGAAATCCTTGAGTTAGTTGATGAAGATGGTGTTGTCAGAGAGTACAACATACACCATGAGAACTTAGAGTTACCTAAGAAACTGTTCCATACAGACGGTACTAAGTTCCTTGGTAAGAAAGATCCTAAGCTACAGCGTATGCTCAGTAAATACTTTGAGTATATGCAGGTACTTAAGAAAGCAGAATTGATTAATGAAAGAACATTTTATCAGGAAGTTTCATGTGACTACCGTGGTAGAGTGTACTATGCAGAATCATTCCTAGAGTTCCAAGGTAGTGACTTAGCTCGTAGCTTATTCTTGTTTGCTAATAAGAAGAAGGTTACTGAACGTGGTTTGTTCTGGATCAAAGTCCATGCAGCAGCTTGCTATAATAAGTCTTTTAATATCAATGAGATACCTAAATACTTCCAGACAGACTACAAGACTTACCTTGAGGGTGAAGGCTTAGACACTATCTCTGTAGATAAGATGACACTGGAAGACAGGGTTGCATGGGTAGATAACAACATAGGGTTTATCTATGAGACTGCTCGTATGAAGACTATTCATCAGGATGCAGAGAAAGCTTATAGCTTCTTAGCTTGCTGTAATGAACTGTTAGGATACAAGAGAGCATCAATGGAGAAGAAAGACTTTATGTCTGGTCTACCTATACCTATTGACGGTTCTAATAACGGGTGGCAACACTTAGCGGCTATGTCTAAGGATAAACAAGCTGGTACACTGGTGTCACTTGTTCCTACACCTATCCAGAAAGACTTCTATGTAGCTGTAGCTAAAGAACTCATTAGTATTATGCCTGAGTACTTCGAAGCTAAGGATATGCCTATGAAACATATCCGTAAAGGCATTGCTAAACGAGGCTCAATGACTCGTGCATACAGTGCAGGTAAGTTACGTATCGCAAAGAATATGTATGACGACTGCCACGTAGAAGGTTTCACTGTTAAGTATAACATCACTGAAGAACAGTGTGATATCTTAGCAGGTAACCTAATCAAAGCCATTAACACGGTCTGTGCAGGACCACTTAAGACAACCAAGTATTTACAGAAGATAGCTGAACATGAACTCAATTCAGGAAAAAACCAACTTACATGGACAACCCCATCAGGGTTCCCTGTGGTATACAAGGCTTACCTCCAGCATGAACGGAAACAAAGAGGAACTATTAAAGGTATCCAAGGAAATAAAGACGGACGCGTCATGCACGTTATTAAGGTTGACGTACTTAACAAGGAGACTGGGGAACGTGTTCCTTGTAGACGCTCCTTTGCTTCTGGTATCAGCCCTAACGTTGTTCACTCATATGATGCTGCTCACATGGCAAACACTATCGTTAGCTTTAACGGTTCTTTTGGAGCAGTCCATGATAGCTTCAGTACACATGCGGATGAAGTTGATTTCCTTCAGGAAGTAACTAAGATGACTTTCATCGCACAGTATGATGTAGAAAACTTCTTTAACATCATTCAAGATACCCTTATGGATAATAAGGATACATTCACCTTCAGCCAACCTGAACTGGGTAACCTAGTACTCAGTGAGGTTATGGAATCTAAATACTTTTTCTGCTAGACGGTACCTAATACCAGACAACAATCAACAACAAGGAACACATGAACTCATATCAACAACTAATCGCTAAATCTCGTTACGCTCGCTACCTCCCTGAGGAAAAGCGTAGAGAGAATTGGGATGAAACTTCTGCCCGTTGGGTAGCATTCTTTCAAGAACAACTTAAAGATAAAATTAATAAAGATGACTCTATCTGGAGTCTTTTAGGTAGTAATATTAATGACCTTTCAGTGCTTCCCTCTATGCGGTCTATTATGACTGCTGGTGAGGCTCTTAAGCGTACACACGTAGCCGCATATAACTGTAGCTACTTGCCTGTTGATAACCAACGATGCTTTGATGAAGCCATGTATATCCTCTTGTGTGGTACAGGAGTAGGTTTCTCTTGTGAACAACAGTATGTTAACCAGTTGCCTGTTGTACCTACAATGACTGAATCTACTAGCTACAATATTGTGGTAGCTGACTCCAAAGAAGGTTGGTGTGAAGCTTATAAAATGCTTATTGGAATGTTGTATGAGGGTATTATCCCAACATGGGATGTTTCTCAAGTACGTCCAGCAGGTGCTCCACTTAAGACATTCGGTGGTCGTGCCTCAGGTCCTGGTCCACTTGTAGACTTGTTCCAGTATACAGTAGATAAGTTTAAGGCTGCTCAAGGTCGTAAGCTTAAGTCTATTGAAGCCCACGATATCATGTGTAAGATCGGTGAGGTAGTCGTTGTGGGTGGTGTACGTAGGTCAGCGATGATTTCATTGGGTGACTTGGGTGACTATGACCACGCTACAGCTAAGGCGGGTGCATGGTGGGAAAACCATGGTGAACGTGCTTTGGCTAACAACTCTGCTGTATACAACAGTAAACCTTCTATCGGTGAGTTCATGAAGGAATGGTTGGATATCTATAACAGTCACTCAGGTGAACGTGGTATCTTCAACCGTGAAGCCTCTCAAGTACAAGCCGCTAAGTGGGGTCGTAGAGATCCTAAGGTAGACTACGGTACTAACCCATGCTCAGAGATTATCCTTAAGCCATACCAGTTCTGTAACTTGTCTACAGTAGTTGTGTCTCCTGAAGATAATATTGAATCACTAAAGACTAAGGTTCGCTTGGCTACTATCATGGGTACTATGCAGTCTACACTGACTGACTTCCCTTACCTCCGTGATGTATGGCGTACAAACACTAACCAAGAACGTCTCTTGGGTGTGTCTATGACTGGTATCCTTGATAACCCTTACCTCCGTGGTAGCACACACTTCTCACTTCGGGAAATCCTTGAGACACTCCGTGATGTATCCCGTGAGACTAACAAAGAGTGGGCAGCTATCTTGGGTATTCCTGAGTCAGCCGCTATTACTTGTGTTAAGCCTGAGGGTACTGTGTCACAACTCACACAGACATCAAGTGGTATCCACGCAGGTCATGCACCATACTATATCAGACGTATTCGTCAGGATAAGAAAGATCCATTGACTCAGTTCTTGATCTCTCAGGGTATCCCTAATGAAGACTGCGTTATGAAGCCTGACCAGACATCTGTGTTTAGTTTCCCTCAGCACTCACCAGGATTTACTCGTGAAGATCTTAATGCTATTGAACACTTGAATATCTGGTTAGCTTATCAACGCCACTGGTGTGAGCATAAACCCTCAGTAACTATCTCAGTTAAAGATCACGAATGGATGGAAGTAGGAGCATGGGTATATGAACACTTTGATGAATGTACTGGAATCAGCTTCTTACCTGATGATGGGGGTACTTACAGGCAAGCTCCTTATGAGAACATTGACTTATCGGTCTACCATCGTCTGTCTGATACCTTACCTAGCATTGATTGGGATTTATTTGTGGAAGACCGTGACAATGTAGAAGGTGCTCAGACACTTGCTTGTACAGCTGGAGGGTGTGAGATTTGAAGTTACTTAAATTTTCTGCAGCATGGTGTCAACCATGTAAGCAATTAGATGTGTTTTTAGCAGAAGCTCTGTTAGAATATCCTGAGATTGAACTTGTAAGTATGCCTATTGAAAGCAACAAAGACTCAGTAGCATACTATGGTATACGCACAGTACCTACTATGATTATGGTTGATGATAATGATCAAATACTTAGGACTTCTGTAGGCTTTACACCTACTAAGGTTAAACCTTTCTTAGCAGGTACCTAATAGAAAAGCGGAGTAGCTCAGTAGAAGAGCGCTGGACTCATAATCCAGAGGTCAGAGGTGCGACTCCTTTCTCCGCAACCCTCGGTCCGACTCTACCGTTACGGAGTCACAGAACTCGGTCTGACTCTACCGTTACAGGGTCACAAAAAAAAAGGTAGTATATTTTAAATGGTTAAAATCAGACGTTATCTCTGGAATGTGGTGTTCGAATCCCACTACTACCGACTAATCAAGGACACAAAATGGCTAAACAAAAACACCCAAGATATTATTCAAGGAAGTTCCTTAATAAGGGTAAAGGTACAGCATTAATAGAAGCAACTGTAGATATCTCTGCATACTCAATGGATGGTTCTATATGTATATCTGACTGCTATCGTAAGGTAGAATTAGATATGCACGTATATAATCAACAAACATTAAAAGAAAAGTCTTTTAAGCTTGATTTATTAATTAAAGAGTTAACTTTATTCAAAGAATTTATTGATAAAAATGCTGAATATTATTTCGAATTAAAAAAGAATAATAAAAACAATGATTTAATAGCGCTATTACATGAGGATGACGATGATGATCAATAAACATGATATCGAAGATTTATGTCCTGACTACTATAAAACTCCTGAAGAAACCCTCTATGATGACAGAGCCTATTGGTACGACATTGAGCTACAGGGCTTAAAATTACCTGAGGTATGGGGTAAGTATATCCTAGGTGAAAACGTTGCATCCTACGAGTTAAATATTAGTAAAGGCTATTATGGGTAAGGGTAGTGGTCGTAGACCAACCGATGAAAACAAGTTCCAAAGCAATTATGACTTGATCTTTGGTAAGAAACCACCTGAAGGTCAGGAAAAAGAAAAGGAAAAACAAGATGGCAATGACACCACCACTAGCAACAGCAAAGAGTAATAAAAATATTAATTCATTACATATGCAATTACAAGATTTGTTTGCTAATAATTTTGTAACATACTACAAGTCACATGGTTACCACTTCAATGTTGAAGGTCCTATGTTTGCTCAAGACCATGAATTGTTAAAAGAGATCTATGATTTCTTGTGGGCACAGCATGATATGCTTGGTGAACAGATTCGTCAGATGGATAAGGGAGTACCATGCTCTCTTAAAGAAATCCTTAGTCTAACTGAGATTGTCGAATGTGATAGCCCAGAAAAGACAAGCAAGGAAATGTTTAGTTGGCTTAACAAAGACTTTGATTGCCTAATTGAATACGCACAAAAGCTTTATGATGACGCAGACATGGCAAGTGAAGGTGGTTTGGCTACATTAGTTGGCGATTACCTTAAAGACTTGTCTAAACTGAACTGGAAAGTAAAAGCAACTCTTGGAAAGAGCTTTAAATGAAAACAAGTTATAACTATGACGCTCAACTAGGTGGAGATACCGATGATATGGAATTATGTCATCGATATGGTATTGACACATCGTTGGCATACACACCCAAGATTAACGAAGCTATTAGGCTTGCAGTTAAAAACGAAAACATAAATGACCTTCTTACTGCAGGTTATTCTGACGGACAAGCTCGTAGTATTGCTGATAAGCATTACCAAGATGCTAAGAGTAAAGCACCAAATTAAAAAAAAAAATAACCCCTATTAGGAATAATCCTAGTAGGGGTTTTTTATTTGTTTATTTAGCGTTTACAATTTGATTTTGATTAGAAGCCATTTCTTTAACAAATGTTTCATTGTTAGCAATAAACTTTTCAAACTTATAACGGTTTCTTGAATCCATTTTAAAATATCTTTTAGGTTTAACTGCAGCATTTTTCCTATTAGCTTTATTAAAATCAGAAACTTTTTGGTTATGTTGTTCAACTAATTTATCTAATGAAGGGAATGTACTTTGATTATTTTCATTCCAGCCAGCATGTGTTATAGCTAATCTAGACAACAAAGCAAATTGTTGTGGTGTAACAATGTTATTAGGTTTCTTTTTCTCATTCCTATTAACTGGAGGTAACCATCCAAATGAAATTGCTAAATCAATAACTGCTTTGTTATATTCTTTAGATATCTTGGTATAGTCTGGATCTAAATCAACTCGACCTCTAAGTTCATCTCTAGATCTCATAAACAAGGAGTTATACATTCTATCGAAGTATCCACCCATAGCTTTATACTTACCCAGTGTACCTATGTTTGCTTTACCAGACTTATTAACTTCAGTAATTGCATTTTTGAAATCATCAACCATAGATTGTTCAAGATCTTGTAACACATTCTTACTATTCTTAGCCATAATATATGGTGAAATATTATTGTAAGCATTATACATCAACAATGTAGATCCTGGTGCTGTACCTGTAGCATCATGAATACTATAGACATTCAAAGGTTCTTTATCTGGGTTATCTTGATTAGCATACACAATAGCAGAAGCCATTTGGAATGCGTCACCTGATTGAATCAACACAACAGGTAAAGCCTTACGAGCTTTGTCCCCAGCAAAAGCTGACATAAACAATTGCTCTTCAAAGTCTTCGATATTAACATTAAGTTCTTTGAGTCGATCTTTCATCTCACGAAGGTCTGCAAGAGACTTGCCTACACTTCCTGGGGCTGCAATATCATATGCTCTACCTGATAAGTTCTTTACTTCATCAGGAAGACCCATTATATTTTTAATGGTATTAGATTCATCTTCCACCATTGTAGCATAGCTTGAACCTAAATCAATATATGTATTTCCAAATGATTTAATTCTAGAAGAACCATTAAATGCAGACTTAAGACTTGCAATAGACGAAGCAACTTGTTGCCAACCTTGTAAATTCTTTAAGTGATTTCTCATTGATGTGCTAAATATAGAACACAAGTCTTCAAGAAATTCTTTACGATTAGGGTACATTGCTTCAATGTTATCTAACTTGTCGCTAAGACCTGCTAGTTTACTAAGCATAGTCTCAACTTCAGTAAACATATATTCAGGGTGTTTACCGTAAAGACCAGCAACAACAATACCTCGAGCATAAATCTTATCAAACTCGCTACCGTACATTAGCTTAGCTTCATCCATTAAATTTTGGAATGCTTCTTTCTTACCTGCCTCGTCTGTACCTCTTAAAGTATCTTCAATATCTGTGTTAACTGTTGATGATACAAGATTACGTAAGTCTTTATATTCTTTTCTTACATCAGCATAATTTTGATCACCACCAAAATAACCACCAAGAATATTAGCAACTTTTAAATCACCAATTAGCATGGAAATAATAAAAGCATTAGATTGAGAAGCATCAGTCTCAATAGGTGCGTCTAATGTAACAACACCTCCACCAGCCTTAGCAGCATTAACAATATCAGAAGCCATAATAGCATTACGGATTCGGGGTCCCCATTCTTTCTTTTCAAAGAATGCTTTTAATTCATTGTTAAATGCTGGAGGAAGGTCAGCTTGTTCATTTGTTTTAGGTAAGTTACCTTGAGACCATGATTTAAACTTAGTACCAAATGCCGCCATCTTTTGAAGGACGTCTGGGGTTAAAGCTTCAATATAATCTTTAGGTGTTGGTCTAAAGTTTCTAAAGCTAATAAATCCAAAGTCTTGTGCAAACTTACTGATCTGATACATAGCATCTAACAACACTCGATCTTCTTTTGGTAATGCCCATAAAGCACGATGGATAGACTCACCAACAGCAATACCTGATTTATTTTTAGTATCATAGACTTTGCTTGCAATAGCCTTTACTCGGCTAAATGTATCGGGTAATGATCCACGAATAGTAGATGTAAGCTTTAAACCGAAGTCAACACCGGGTCTAATGGTCCCGCTATGGTTAGTTGTGTTAATATCTGTAGCCAATGGGAACATTCGATTAGTGCTAGGCGAACGCTGCATCATATTAAATCGAATACCCTTTGATAAATTACTAGTTAAGTAATCACTTAAATGTTTATTAACTTGCTGTAGCTTACGAGTATTAATATCACCAACAGTCTCTGCTATCTTCCCTTGGGGCATACCTGATGCAACAAGCTCTTTGACTTTCTCAGATACTTTACCTAATGAAAGGTCTGCAATTGTTTTAGAGTAAGGGCTATCCGAATAAGCAAAAGGAACAGTAAAGGTTTGGTTAACAAAGCCAGCATTACCACTACTAATATTATTACCAGCGTTAATTAAATTACCTGAGGAACTAAATACTGCTGTAGATAAATTAGGACTTAAGTTTGGACCAACTGAGTAAGCACTGCTAGCCATTTGCTCTAACAAACTAAGGTTAATAGGGTTAACTTTAAAACCTACTGCTGCTTGAATAGCAATAGCCGCATCAATAACATCCATACCTAAATTGTCTTTGAATTTTAAGTTAGGAGCAAACATCTGTTGCTTACCTGCAAATCTAAAACTAGCAGGAGGAGTTGATTGAGAACGAATAAGTGGCTCATTAACATTCATATGACGTAATTCTACATCATAAAGAGCAGCAGCATGTTTGGTGTCTGCAAGCATGTCTTCACCTTTAGCAGTCAACAATGGGTAATAAACCCCATTCTTATCTTTACCAATATCAATATAGCCTTTGTCGTATAAACTGTAAGCTTCTGCTGCAGCAATTTCTCTACTAACTTTTCTTGGAGTAGCTGATCCACCGGGAGTGTCTGGTCGTGAAAAGTTTTTACCAATACGATCTTGGATATCAGTTACAAATGACTGCATAACAGGTTGACTATTAGGATCAGACCTGATAGCTTGATTTGCTTCTGAATAAACTTCTTTACGTTCCTCATTAGACATTCCTTTAGAAATGTTAAAAGGATTTTCAATAATATCTTCGTAAGTAGGTTCTATACTACCAGTCTTTTTGTCTTCAATAAAGTCTTTATATTTTCTTGATTTTACATTAGACAAAGCACCTGTAGCAGCTAGCATAAGCCCACCACCTAAAGCAGCAGAGTTTTCCTCAGTAATACCTAAATCATTTTGATAAAGATTACTTAGGTTTTCATTACCAAAAATACCTTCACCATTAAAAAGTCTTTCAGCAAAGTCATTAGAATGTTTAGATAAAGCAATAGCTTCATTACCGTCATTACCACTCCAAGTTTTTCTTTTCTCGGTATCAACTTTAAAAGAAGAATACACTGGACCTAAGTCTTGAATCGCTTTGTTAATTGTTTCATAAGCTTCATCTGGTGTATTAAAGTTAGGAAGACTCGTTGGCTCAGCCAAACGAATACCTTGTTCTTCAATATCAACAGGAACTTCAGAAGCATAGTCAATAGGTACAGTAGTAGAAGTAGCTCCTGCACCAAAGTCACTTCCTGTAGGTACCTCTTCTACTGAATACCTAGGCACTTGATACATATCAGATTGATACTGTATTTGAGTACCTTCAGGTTGAACTAATTCCATACTTCTTGGTATGGGGTTTACTTCAATTTGTCGTTGGACACTCTCAGGAACTAAAGCAGGTTCTGCTTCACCACCACTTAATGGACCTGTTCTAGGTCGCACATTCATTAAAGACATTTATTTTTCCTTTACATACATGTCCCGCACAGCTGGAATTTCTCCAAACACGGGTATTCTACGGATCAAGTTGGTTTTTGCCTTGGCATCTTCCTCCTCGGTAGCAACCTTGTACACATCTTTTCCTGTATTAAACAATAAGTTTATTGAAGGGGACTGTGATACAAAGGTTTTGAATGGACTATTTTTAAGAGACCCGTCCGGTCTTTCAGCAGTAGCTTCTGTTACTGTGTTTAACACATCAGTATAAGCACCACCAACAGAGTAATCAAAGGCTTGCTTTAATCTTTTATTAAATTTTACTTCATCATCTTCTGGTTCTTCACCACGAAGCATTGACTTCATATACATACCAGCATAAGCCATTGCAAATGATAACATTAACAATGAGAATGTGCTATAAGAATATTTAACTTCACCGCGTTTAATATACATATTCCACATCTGAGGAATAATGTTTGCAGTAAAATGCCAAGTAAACTTTTTGAATTGAGTAAACAAATCAAACCTACGGTCATCAAATAATTTAGCAGAACTTCCTGGCTCAGGTCTTGCAGAGAATTCGTCAATAAAGTTTGTTATACCATTAGTTAATTGGTTAGCTAAGTCTTGATATAAAGGATCGCCTTCAGATAAATTATTAAGTGTCTCTACCGATACTTGACCTAATTGATTGTAGATATCTACCATCTTATCTGGATCCATACGGTAATAACTTAATCGATCTCTTGCCCAGCGTGTTACATCATTGTTATTGGGAGACTCTGCAATAATACTAGTTAAATAATTAATCTCATCTGAAGCAATAGCACCACGAGCTGCACGAGCTGCGTTAGTTGCTGACTCAACAAGGTTAAATTTAAACATAATCTTACTTAGATTACGTTTAGCCTGTGTATTAATATTAGCACCAACATTAAAAGCAATATCGTTCATCTTACCAAAGTGACCTGTATGCTGAAGCATAGACACGTTCTTTGACATTTCACGTTCTTCTAATGATGGTATCTTACCACCAGTTATCTTGTTACCAGCTTGAGCAAACTTAGCTACAACATCTGAAGCAAATTCTTTACTTACTAAACCAAAGTATTTAACCATTTGTTTAGGTGATAGACCTAAAGAACCGTAAACAACTTCAGCTAAGTTAGCAAACAAAGAAGTGTCCATGTACACCATCATTGTAGTAAATGTAAGATTATCTGTTGCACCTTTAATTACTGGATTCTGTGGTTGATTTAGATTACCATCAAAAGATTTAATCATTTGATCAACGTTCATCGCAAGTTGACTAGCTTCTTGCTCTGTAATTTGATTAGCATCCAGCATCTTAGCAATACCTTTAGCTACTACTTCTCCATTAGAACCAAAGATAGTATTCTTAACTGCGGATCTTGAAACCATTTCAACTAAACGAGTAGCATTATGCTCTACGTCTTTAGACCTAAATTTATTTAAAACAGGGCTATCAAGCATACCAAGATCTTTTAAGTCTTTCATTTCACGATAAGTCATGTTTTCAGATATACGAGTAGCTAAGTCTTCTAAGAAAGTCCTATTAACTTTACCCCCAGGAAAACCCTTAGACACGTAATTCTGTTCAATAGTTTTAATAAACTCATCGGCATTAGCTCTAACCAAATTAGGATCTACAATTTGATTCTTTAAAAAGAAATCAGGTTGTCTAATCTCAGTAGAAGACCAACCAGTATTGTTACCAAGACCATCAATAGTATCTGCTAATGCCTGACCCATTGTATCTAATTTTGCTCTGTATTCTAAAGCACCTTGATGTTGCAATCCATTGTTATAAGATTCTAAAAGTATTTCACCAATGTCTTTGTTATTATCTGTATTAAATAATTTTCTTTTCTCTGCGCTATTAGGAAACAAAGACATAACGCTGTTAGCAATAGAGTGTATACGTTTAAATGGTGACATACCTGAGTATACACCACGAACACTGTTAGCATCAAACAAACCAGCAATCTCTCTACCACCTTCATATTGAGTATATTGTGCTAAATTGTTATCTCTTGTTTGGCTAAACAACCCACCATTAGTTAACAAGCTATTAAAGTCTTGCCATAAAGTATTAGGGGTAGTTCCGGGCATAATTAAATCTGATAATGTATTAACAGGTTTACCGCCTGACTTGCTATAGTTTCTTAATTTATTTGCAAGTTGAACATCATCAAGTTTAGTACCGTTGCGAGCAATTTCTTCCTGCTCCATAGCAGTATTACGAGTTAAAGGTTTTGTTTCAATACCAGCAAGCATATTAAGTTGCTGATTAAAGTTAGCTCTATCTATCATCGCTCCAGGAGCACTAAATGTACCACCTAAAATACCACCAACAATAGCCGCTTCTTTAGTACGCTTGTATAGCTCTGACCAATCAAAGTCTAAAGAGGTTGTCCCTCTAATACCAGCATATTGAATTGATTCTTGAATAGCTTCTGTTAAAGCTTCTTTACCTGCATACTTATTTATCTGTAGCATCAAGTCTAATAAATTTTGTTTGCTAGCTAACTGATCTGCTGCAACACTCTTTGCAATTAAAGCATAATCTTTAGTAATGCCAATCATTTCTTTATGCAAAAGATTTGTTGCTTCAGGAACAGAGATGCCTTTAGATGCCGCTATCTTAGAAGATACTTCAGCTAAACCCTTTTTAGTTAGTAGGTCTGAACCTTTAATTGAGCCTTTAGCAAAACCAAAACGGTCAACAAGACCAACAGCGCTACCAATAGCAGCCGCCATGTAAGGATCTTTTTCATTGTCAGGCATTTCACCATACACATCAGCAATACCCATTGCCATAGGTACAACAAATGCTCCTGCTGGACCACCTGCTAAACCACCAGCAACAGAGCCGCCAATCATTACCGCCATTTGAGGACCATACTGTAATACAGAGGTACCAAGGAATTTAAATACCTTACTAAAATCCTTTTCAACATCATCAAGAGAGGTAACAGTACCACCAGTAATATCTCTATCACCAGCAGAAATGTCTACAAGACGTCTAGCTCTCTTATTATCAAACTCCCAGTCTTTACCGTACTGCATTAATGGTTTAGACTTAACTAAGTCACCTGACCATTGAAGAAAGTTTGCAGCGCTATTATCTACTGCTATCCAACCTAAGTCTAAAGCCCTACCAAACTCTGCCATAGTACCATAAGCACCTTTTTGTCGGAATCCCTCTAAGGAATCTACATACATGTTCTTAGGTAAGTTAAGGTTGTATTGATAGTTTTCTTTTAGCTTATTTAGTTGATTTAAATAATCTTGTTTTTGTAACTCGTTGATCTTAGGAGATTGTATTCTCTTCTCAAGATCTTTAATCATTTGTTCTTGTTCAGCTAAACCTTTATTGCTTGTAGCCTTAGTATAGTCTTGAAACTCTTCTACAGTATTAGCTTGTAATCTGGGTACCATAGTACCGCTAGATAAAGTAGCTTCAACTAACTCTCTTGCTTTTTGAACTGGAGTTTTTTGTTCATGTTGAATCATTGCATCTTGAAAGATTTGAAATGATCTATCAATCATATCTTTGTCGGATGTATACTTTGTAGGTTGTACAATACGATTTCTTAACAAAAAGTTTTCTGCTGTTTCACCTTGAGGATTAACTAGCTTAACTAAGTCACGCTTGTATTCGTCTTTACCAACAATAATTTCACGATTAAAACCGTAGTCTTTTAATACTTGTTTAGTAGCAGCACTCTGGGCTAAACCCAAAGAAGATCCTGCAGAGAATCCCCCTGTCTCAGTTATTTTGGGGACCTCTGCAGCATCAAAACCTACAATACGTTTTCCAAGACCAGCATCCGTATAGTATGTATCTGCATCATGAGGCTTTACAGAAACATCTTGTCCTTTCTCATTTGTTATAAGAAGTTTGTCATCTGGAATTTCAGATAATGGTCTTAGATCCATATTTATTCCTTTTTAGGTTTGTCAATAGCCATCTGGTAATACACATAACCCCAATAAGGGTTTGGTGCTTCTTTGATTTTGTTAAACATAGGATTATCTCTACCAACCTTTTCGGCTAGTTGAAGCTGAGAAAGCTTATCTCCGGGAGCATTGTAGCCTTCTGAAACTTTATTAATAAAGGCATTTGAAGCAGCTAGAACTTTCTTTTTGTCAGCTTCTTTACCTAATTTCTTTTCATTAAACAAGTTAACATCTTCAGTTAGCTTACCAAGTTTACCCGGCTCAATCATTTTCTTAGTAGTAGAATCAATAATAATATCATTATTAGTTAATGCAGTACTATTAATAACAAGCATATCTAGCATTTTACCTACGTGAGGTTTACGTTCACCCGTTTTAGCTGCAATATCTAAAGCATGGTTAATTTGCTCTGAAAATTGAGTGTAGTCGTCTGGTAAATTTAATTTACGTTGTTGATTCTGCCATGTTTTTAATTGCCCAACAGCATCTTGCTTAGATAAATCAAAATAAATACCTTTATTTTTCTTGTCATCTACACCAAACAAACGAGCACTTAAATTTGTATCTTTAAATTGTCTTTCTTTTTCTGCTACAGTATCTGCAGTAGATGTTACTTCACGATATCCTTTAGCAGGTACTCTAGAAATAACTGACTTACCATCTGGACCCCTGCTAATTGAAATTAATAAATTAGGATCTTTAGGATCCCTGTACATTTCATTGTGCGTAGTAAAACCTTCTTGAATAAAAGTAGAAGGCTTATCAGTTGGTTTTAATCCAGCTCGATACTGAGGTGTGGCAAACTTATCTGTGTTTAATACACTTTCGATATCACCAAATTTGCCAGCAAAACTTGCTCTATAAAGTTGTGCTGAAACCTCTGGGCTTATCTGACCTATATCTTGAGCAGATTTAATTAGGTTGTTATACAATGATTGCTGATCTTTACGAGCATTAGCTGCAGCAGTAGCTGTTAATTGTTTATCTTGTCTTGCATTATAAGCATCTATTTGAGCTTGTTGTTTAGCAGCAGAAGCTTCTTCAGATTGACGTCTATCAGCTGCTTGAAGTGTATTTAAACCAGCAACACGCAAAGAACCACCAACAGAACCACCAGTAAGCATACCACCAGCAGCTAATATACCAAAACGAATAAGTTCTTTATCACTAAATAAACCTTTAGGTCCAAAAATACCTTCCAAAGCTTTAGCAAGGAATCCTTGTTTTTCTTCAGGCGTTCCTTGCATTTGTGTTACTCGTTTAACTTCTTCGCTAACCCTATCAAGCTCTTTCTTTGACTCTAAGCCAAGCATATTAAACCTGTCTTTGTCTCCTGGTTTTAAACCATTACCTTCTAAGGTAGGGATCTCTGAAGTAGTACTAAGAGACGTATTAAATTCACGATCATTAGCCATTGCTTGTTGATTGTCTAATACATTTACTGGTTTAGGAATTTCTTTATTAGTATCTGTATCAGAAACAACAGTAGGTACTGAACTAGCTGTAGGTACTTCTAAAGGATTATTTCTTTTAATACGATCTATTTCTGTATAAGCCCATTTTTTATCATTAGCAGTAATACTTGGGTCATTAATAATTTCACTGAGCCTTATTAAATCTTTTTGATCTTGGTTAAATAAATTAACAGGTTTAGTTACACCATTAGTAACATCAAAAATAGGTGCTCTAGTATCTGCTAATGTTGGAATAGCTTGGTTAGCTTTTGCCAAAACATCTTTAGCCGCTTGAATAACCCGAGGATTAGTACTTGTAGCTAAATCTTGTTTAGCAATTAAAACTTCACGACCTGTAGGAATATTACTTAAGGGAGGAACTGGAGCTTTAGTTGCACTTGCTGAAGGTACTTCTGCAGTTGGTAATGTACCAGCTTGTGCTGAAGGAATCAAAACATCTGTAGCGGTTTCAGCTACCTTACGGAGATCACCAACTCGGTTAGACCAACCTTTTTGAAATTTCTTTTGTGAAGGGTCACTTTTTACAATTTCATTTGCATACTTTTGACGCTCATCTAGATATTTAGTTGGGTCACCACCAGAACGTTTCAACAAAGTCTTAGCAGCACTGTTTCCTTTATTAAAAGCAGTATCAAAATGAATTTCACGCAATGCAGGATCTAATTCGTCTATTTTATTTTTATCCCAATAATCTCTTTTAGCAATTTCAATTGCTTGCTCTTTAGTAAGATTTTTAATATCAAGATTAGGATAAGCTCTTTGGCTGATACCATATTTAGTTGGACCGCCCTTATCTCCTTTAACTACATGATAAGCCTTATCTTCACTTGGATATTCCCTTTGAAATACTTTTTCAATAACAGTATTAAAGTCTGAAGCTGGAGCAGCTAACGGAGCAACAACAGGTTGTTGTTCGGGTATCTTTTGACCACCAATAAAGTTAAGGAACCTATCCATGTAAGATACATTTTCATTACCGTTGTTATAGCCTACAGCTTGTTGAACTTGCTGAGGCACAACACCATAGGTACCATTGTTATAGTTTGCCTGAGCAGATGAACCACGACTAAAGTCAGGTACACTCATTGTACCATCATTAAACGAAGATCCGGGTACGTCTGGATGACGATATGCTAATGAGGGTACACCACTGGTACCGTCCATGTGATACTTAGCCTGTCCAGGAGCATCTGAATAGCGCACATCAACAGCACCATCACGAAGACGATTAGCCTTACGACCTTCTTGAACCATACGCTTAATAGCTTTTTTGTTCTTAGGGTTTTGTGCTGCTGGAGCTGGGATAACTGCTTCTCCGGGAGTAAGCATAGCAGGGACTGTATCAGTGCCTTGTGCTTGGAAGATAGGAGCTTGAGCAAGGCTACGTTGACCTTGTTTAAACATACCAGTACCTGCCAATGGGTTTTGTGTTGGAATACCTAACTTTTGTTTATTCATCTTAGCAGGAGGAATACCCATGTCTTTAAGTTTAGCATTATTAACTTGTTCTTTATGACCTAAACCTTGATTAGCTTTTGCGGCTGCTTCTTGAAGTTTAATCTCATGTAATTGTTGTTTACGACCTTCGTCAAGTTCCATTTTAACCGCTTCACGAGCTTCTTTATTCTGGAACTTGAGGTACTCTCTTTGTTGTTTACCTGATAATGGTGCCATAGTATTTCCTTAAAATATCTTAAGCTTCTTAGCTAAAAGTCCTGCGCCAATAGCCCAGCCAACAGGGTTAGATGCAAGAGCCGCCATAGCCGCGCTACCACCAGCACCTAAAGCACCGCCTAAACCAGCAGCACCTGCTCCTGCTCCTGCAGTTCCTAATGCGCTAGCAGCAGCACCGCCTTCAGCTAAAGCAGCACCAGTAGCGGCAGCTTCTGTTAATGCTGCAGCACCTGCTGTACCACCCATTCCACCAAGAGCCATATCTGTAGCTGCAGCTTGAGAAACAGCTTGGGCTTCTGCTAATGGTCCTGCCATTTTATATGCGTTATAACCTGCTGTAATACCCTTATCAGCGGCATCAATACCTTTACTCATAGCCATAGAAGCTAACTGTTGCTCTGTTCTATCAGGCATACGACCCAAAGCTTGTTCTGTAGACGGCTTAATTTCTGCCGCCATAGGTGCGGTTACAGGTTGTGGTTTACTCCAACCCCATGGATCTTCTATTTCTACAGTTCCATTATTATAACCTGAAACATTTGTTGTACCATAGGCATAAGCAGGTACACTTGTAGTACCGTCAGCTGCTTGAAGTGTTGCATCAAAAGCAGGTTCAATAGGTGTATTAGGTGTATTAGGATTACCTATTGATGGGGGAGTATCCGATGAATATACATTACCATACACAATAGGTGTACCCATAGCAGTCTTTTGTGGTTGCATAGGACCAGCACCCTTACCACCGCCCATAGAGGGTTGTGGCATTGGCTGTACAGCAGGACTCATCATATTAGCGTTTGGTTGATTTGATGGAGTAAAAACAGAAGGGGTAGCTTGAGTATCCATTCCCATAGAACCCGCGCCTGAAGGTGTTCCTTGTATTCCAGCCATTATTTACCTCCAGTCGCTTGTTGTCTTGCAGGGTTACCATAGATAGTTGAAGCATAACGCTGAAGACCCTGCCAACCCGCGTCAAGACCTTGTTGGTCAATACCACGTTGTTGTTCACCAAGTTTAGAAATACCAGACACACCAGTATTAACAATGTTAGCGCCTGTTGTAGCACCGCCCTGAAGAGCTTGTTCAGCTGCAAGACGAGTAGTTGCATCCCCTGACTTAAGATTAGCAAGGTTAGTAGCGGCATTAAGAGTACCTGTTTGAGTACCTGACAAGGCCTGTTCAGCGGCAAGTCTATTCTTAAACATATTGTTTTCGTAGTCAGCATCAACTTTAGCAAGCTGACCTGTAGTCTCAGCGTTTTGAGCACCCTGCATAACAGCTTGTCGTGCAGAACCTAGTGTACCTGCTGAACCAAAACCTGTATTCAATCCAGCAACTTTCTTTTGTGCGTCAAGAAGAATACCTGACTTTTGAGCCGCAAGAGTTTCAGCGCTAGGTGCCATAGCCATACCAGTAAGTCGTTTAGCTTGGTCAGCCATTGAGCCTGTAGCACTACCAATAAGAGCTTCAGAGCCTGATGTATCAACACCAGTAGAAGCTAAGTTAGATAGTCTACCTGACTGCTCACCCAAAACATTAGCGGCACCTGTTGTGGTAGAACCAATAAGGTTAGCGCCACCACCAAAAGCATCTTGTTGGAGTCTAGAAGCACCAGCTACTTTACCCAAATCACCTGATCTATAACCAGCTTCTGCGGCATTACCAACATTCTGTAAGTAAGGTTGCGCCCAATCGGGAATACTACTTACTGTTTGACCACCTCCACCACCATAGTTCTTCTTTATAGAACCATTAATTTTATATTTCATTCTAAATCCTTTCGCATTACTACGTAAGCTTCTTTAAATCCTGGCACATACTTTGGTAGTACCTTTGCCCATCCTGGACGACCCCATTGTTCAATGGCTTTACAACCAGAATCACGGGCAAATTGTTCCACTGTAGGGAACACCTTAGACTGTTCTTCAAAGTCACTACCAGAAAAAGCAATGATGTGAAGTGTTTTATGTTGAGAGTATTGTAAGTATTGAGTTAAACCTACACCAATAATATTAAGGTTGTTATCTACTACCGCCCAACACTGAACATATTCATTGAGGATCTTCTTAAGATAATCTGTAAGTGATGATTCTCCTTGGCTGTGTTCAATTACTTTACTCAGGTATCCTGAGATAACAGACCAATGTTGAACTGTCTGGTCGGTGGTTAGTAGAATTATTTTCATATTGTTTATTATGGTGGTGTTGGCCACACTACGTTAAATGGATATCCAGACTGCTGAGGTATATCACGAAGTTGTTGGCGGTATACTGCCCAAGCTTCTTGTTGTTGTTGCGTTAAAGGTCCGTTGGGCAGCTGAGTCCAGTCAGAATCAATAAGTAATTTTTTCCTTTTTTCAGAAATAAAATCAATTGCTTTATCTCGATTAGCTACCCATTGTTTTGTATTGTAATTAAAATCATACCAAACATCTGGTGGCCTTGAGATTTCAACAGGCTCATTATTTTGAATATAATAAAATTCTCTTAAATAATTACCTTCAATATAATCTTGTGTATCAAAATCTATATTTAGTTGCAAAGATTCTAATGACCCTCCAAATTGAGAAAATATTTCTCCATTTAATTTTTTGTAAATTGTGTAATTCATTTTTTGTATTCTACAATTGTAATTTGAGCTGTTAATGCTTTTGGTCTTTTAGACTCAGTGTATCCTGCCATATTAGTATAAGGATAATATCCTATACTGTAATCCCACATTTCGTTAGGTGGAGATATGTCAGTACGCGCCCAAGATGGGTAATTATTAAGTGGGTCTGTATAAGGAGGTGTTCCTAAAACAGCTCTAATGGTATAAGTGTTTACTCCAGCAGGCGGTGTATCAACTATAAAAGGTTTACTACCTAAGTTAGTTGAGTTTCGCCATACTGAAAACACAACAGGAATAATACGACCTTGACCTGTAGCAAACGGAATACCAAAAATAGAAGTTGCATCCCAATTAATTGTTACAAAACCAGTACCTGAAGCTGTGTAGGTTGCAGTTAAATATACAATATTTGCTGCACTAACGTTAGTTGGATCACCATCAGGGATAATTAACGATTGAGGTGTAGCAGTAGATAATGTTAAAAAGTTTGTTACCGCATTAGCGTTAATATTACCTGTAGCAACTACGTTACCATTAAGGTACATAGCACTACCATTATAAGTAATGTTAGTAGAACTGTTACCTAAAGCAAATGTACCATCACTATTAATCCTTGCTCCAGCACCCGTCATGTTGGTGCCTGAGATAGCAGGAGAAGAACCTACTTGAAGGTTATTAGTCCAAATAGTTCCTGCAGCAATCTTACTCGCATCAATAGTTCCTGCACCAATATTGTTTGCAGTCAACACTCCAATTTGTGCTGTGCCAATAGCCGCACCAGAAATATAAGTTGTTACGTTAGCACTAGTGATAGCACTTAAATAAGCAAATGCACCTGCACCAAGAGTTCCTAGTGAAATATTACTATTGAGAATCCCTGCTGGGGCATTTGTTAAATCTGTTTTAACAGCTCCAAGCCCTGCGGCAGAAACAGTTCCACCTCCAGCTCCGTTAAGAGTACCATTAGAACTAATTGAAATATTGCTGTTTAACCAACCACTATTTGCAATAATGTTTGAAAAGTTAAGGCTTGTACCAGCACCTAAAATAATATTACCAGCAGCATCTTTAATTGTAAGGTTTCTTGTATCAATATTTCCTGGATAAACAACTTGTCCATTAAGACTTAATACTGAACCGTTAAATGTAACGTTAGTTGTTGCATTACCAAGAACAAAATTACCGTTAGAGTACAAGTGTGTACCTGATCCAGTCATTGTTGTGCCACTAATTGTAGGGGCAGAGCCAACAATAATTTCACCTGAGGTAAGTGTACCCATGTTAGCTGTAATAGCCGCAAGGTTTAATACAGTTAGTTTGTCAGTAGTTACTGCACCAGCCGCAATCTTATCTGCAATAATCGCACCAGCTTCAATCTTAACAGATGTAATAGCTTGAGCCGCAATAGCTTGAGCGCCAATAGTGAATGCCGCAATGTTAGCACCAGTAATAGTGTTAGCAAAGATCTTGTCACCAGTAATTGTACCTGCTGCAATAGCTTCTGCAACAACAGCTCCAGCTGCAATCTTGCTTGCTACAACTGAGTTAGCCGCAATAGCGTTAGCCGTTACAGAGTTTGCCGCAAGCTTATTAGCAACGATAGCTCCAGCCGCAATAGTGTTTGTTGTTACTGCGTCTGCTGCAATCTTACCCGCAACAACTGCATTGGCACTGATCTTGTCTGAGGTAATAGCATCAGCGGCTATCTTACTAGACACAATAGAGTTAGCCGCAATGTTAGTTGCTGTGACTGCGTCTGCGGCAATCTTACCTGCAACAACTGCTCCTGCTTCAATAGTACTTGCAGTAACAGCATTAGCCGCAATCTTACCTGCAACAACTGCATTGGCGGCAATCTTATCGGCTACTACTGAGTTAGCCGCTATTTTATCTGCAACAATAGCATTAGCAATAATTTTATCAGACGTTACAGAGTTAGAGCCAATCTTGGTTTCTGTAATAGCACCTGTACCAACTTTACTTTCTGTAATAGCTCCAGCTGCAATCTTCAAATCATTAACAGCACCAGTAACAAGTTGTGCAGTATCTACTGTATTGGCATTTAACAAACCACTTAATGGGCTAAGAGCCGCTATGTTTGTTTTAGCCGCGCTAACAGCTCCAGCAGCAATTTTAACTTCAGTTACTGCATTAGCAACTAAGTTAGCAGCGCTGACAGTATCTGCTTTAAGATTACCTAATGTATTATCAAGAGCCGCAAGATTTGTTTTGTTAGCTGTGATAGCACCGTCAAGAACTTTTAAATTAGATACTGCGTTATTAACAATCTGAGCTGTGTTTACAGTGTCAGGGTTAAGAAAGCCAGTAAGTGGACTTAATGCTGCAACGTTTGTTTTAGCGGCAGTAACAGCACCGTCTAACAATTTAAGATTAGTTACTGCATTAGTAGCAATCTGAGCAGCAGACACTGTATTAGGTCTTAAGTCACCAAATGCTTGGTCAAGAGCCGCTACATTAATCTTTGTAGCTGTTACAGCATCACGAGCAATCTTAAGCTCAGTGATTGCATTATTCATAATCTCATTAAAAGAGATTGTAGACGGAGGAACAATAATATCTAAGTCAATAGCATTGCCATCGTCTTGTTTCCAATGATAGTCTGGAGGAGACGTATTAACAGCAAACTTAATTTTTCTACCACCAAGAATAAGGTAGTACAAAAAGTTAATAGTACCAAATGGAAATATAGATTTATACCAAGTGTAGTCTGCTGGATTAGTTGACTCTACAGATGAACTACTATTAAATATACCAAAGAAAAGTTTAAGGGTAGGTGTGTTGGAGAATCCTGTGCCTATGTTGTCATCAGCATATTTAACATGAATATACTGGTAGACATACGCACCAGGATCTCCATTAGGAAGATTAGGATTAGACTCAGTGCCTCCAGACAAACCATCAATATTTAAGCTAAGATCAAATAGGTAAGCATCAAGCTCTTTATCACCTGTGATAGGTGGATTAAACATTATTACCTCCTGTCGGCTGGGCGTACATCAAATGAGATCATTGGTAGTCTCCAATAATCTGTTGATGTAATATATAAATTCATTACACGACCATTAACCCGTGGATCTACTTTGTAGCCCTGTGATTTTTGATTATTAGGTAGGAATGTAAATGTATCTTCTGAAGTATATGTTGGCTCATCAATATAGTTATTCTGACCACGTACTTTAATACTTATACTTGCTGTTGAAGATACTTTATCAAATACAGGATAAATAGAACTAATAAGAGAGCTAATTGTTAAATCACCTGTATTAATTTTCTTTGATATATAAGAATTATAAGGTACAAATGTAGTACCATTGTACATAAGGTAAGCATCATTAGTAATCAATGTTTGTGTGCTGGTAGTTGTAAACAACAACTCTTGTTTAGCATACACAAAGGTATTACTTAAATTTTGTGGAGCATTAAATGCGTATGTAACGCTAGCTAATTGTCTCTTTGTCCATGTATTATTCTTATAATTAAAGATAAGAGTTTCATTACATACAGTAGAAGATCCCTTAGGATAGTTAATCCAGATCTCTTTATAGAATGGATTACGTACTACGTGTACCTTACTAATCTGAGCTTTATTTAAGTTATTAAAGAAATACTTTTTAATTCGGAAGTCAGCAATGGATTCAATGTTACCTGAACCATTGTGAATATAAATGTCATTACGATCAACAACAAAGTGATTACCATCAAACTCGCATACACAGTCTACACCTAAAATACCATAAGACTTTGAGTATGGAGTTACTTTAGAGACTGTTCCAATAGACAATATATTAATACTGTCTTCAGAATAAATAAACATATTACCACGAAGGTCAAGCATATCGAGTACTTGAGAGGTAGAGCTTAATTCAAACTCGTCAGCAGTGTCTGTTGTAGTTCCTGGTTGCCATGTCTGCGGGATATTACCTGTAGGTGCTTGAACAGACACACGTACTGTTCCGGGAGCGTAAGTAATAATACCGTCTTGTGTAAGTGTTAGGTTAGCCGCAACAAGGGAATAGTTGTATGCCCTGATTACTTTGGCTGTTACAGCTAAACCTGCAACGTAGTTCCAGTTAGGTAATGGTTGAAATGTAGAACCTGCCGATGGGCTACCATATAAGCAGTATAACGGTGTTGTTTGTCCGTTGTTAAGAATGATAGCAAAGCCACCATTGAATTGTGTACCTTGCCAATCACTGTTGTCATATACTACGTCAGCTGAAGCAAACATATTTGATGTATTACCAGCAGCGTCTACTCTGACAATAGCTCCATTCTTAGCAAAGATGTTATATCCTTGGTCGGGTCTTTTCCAGTGAATACCATAGTTAGGAGCAATAGCTACAGTCCTGTATGCTGCCTCACCAGTAATTGTTTGTACTGCGTTATCGTCAAATCGAACATTGAGTACATCAGAGAAAACATTAGGTGGAACAATCAAGGGTGATAAGTCTGTGTTGAGACCTCCCTTACCTAGGTCTGTAATTGGTGTTGCCATGTGATATCCTTTTTATTACTAATAGGTACCGATTAAGTTTTATTATATTCTTCTTCGGTTAATAAACCTGTTTTATATTTGTTAGCAGGTCGGAAGATAGTTAGCTTTTGACCACGCATTTCAGGTGCAAAAGAGATGTGAGTCCAACGACCATACTCATGAATCATTTGGTCAAACTTAATACCTGCAGCCTCAATAGCTTTACATACAGCAAGTGGATTACCATATGATGAAGTAAAGTCAATAGCCCAACCGTCCATATGAGACGATACTCTTGAGCCGCCTACTGCTACGTTTACTTCAGGTAGTCGTAACCAAGAATTAATACTGATAGGTTTACCTAACACAGCCCTAATCTGTTGCATACCCTCAGCTGCTTTCTTCATATTCTCCAGCTGACGTTCATCGGGTTGATTGTTGATACCCATTCGAACAGCTGTGTCTGAGTGTGTAGCTTCTTCAAGTGTAAAGTTTTCGCTTAGCTTTGTCATTTTTTAACCCTGTCTGCAATCTTTTCCATTGTACGACCACCAAAATAAAAGGACATAACTAGCATGCCCCACTGCCCTAGTAGCTCAACATAAGCTCCACGAGTCTCATAATCAAATATAGATGCAATAGCAAATCCTGAGTAAGCTATCAAAAGAAAAACTAGAGTCAATGGTCTTATATTCTTAGACATCCATGAATCACTAGCCATATCAGCCTGCATACGCTGAGTTAAATTGTTCTGTTCAGTTTCATACAGTTTAGTTTCATTAGCCATCTTAGCTAACTCACCTGTCTGTTCTAACTTTTGTAGTTCAGCCTTGGCTGCAGATGCGGCAGCTGGGTCTGGTAATACTCTATCGAGGATCTTTCCACCGATAGATAATAGGGGATTTAAATTATCCAGTAAACTCATTTTGTATTCCTATGTTCGTCATGAGACAGTTTAATACCAGCAAGTAAACCAATAAATCCACCGATAATAGTTTGAAATGCAGGTGACAATAGTTTAAATATTTCACCATCCTCTACTTGTCTGGAATATAATCCAAAACAAAAAGCAGAAATCATAGCTAACACAGATAAACATAGTGTTGCACTAACCATAAACGTAACGTTATAAGTTAGTTTTCCTTTAAGATCTTCCATAGGTTTTTCCTTATGCGTAGATGTCGAGGGTTGGATCGTTGATTTGTCTTTCGATAAGAAGCTCTTTATTTTTGAGAAGATAGAGTTCATGCTCCATGTCGTGATAGGCTTTAGTAACCCTTTTAATTTCTCTAAGAATTTCTCTTTCAACATTTAATAGCTCCAGTTTTTTGTTATAGAGTTGAAGACTTGCATTGTGGTAAGAAGGATGTACCAAAGGATAATACTTATCATAGCTGTATAGTTTCATTTCTTTGTTTCCTTATCAATGAGTTGTTGATAAAGAATAGCTACCTTACTTCTTAGCCCAGCGCTATCAGCAGTGCCAGCCCATTCAGGTAGGTTATTCCAGATTAATACTAAATCTTCTTTACTACATTTAGGACCATTAAAGTCTAGCCACCTGTTAAGGTGAACGTGTCGTTCTGATGGATTAAATATTGTCATACCTAATCCATAGAACTCCACTGTAGAGCATCTAATCGTTTGAGAAGATGCTACTGATACCATTAATAATACTGCAGCTAAAAGCCACTTCATTTTAAATGTAGCTTATTATCTATAGCTAGCCATATGGCTCCAAAGAATGTCCCAATAATAATTACTGGTTTAACTGCTTTGGCAAACCATTCAAGAACAATGAATGCACCTTGAGCTGCATTGAAAGCCTTAACGACTTCCTCTGTACTTTTGTCTAGCTTATCTACTTTAACTTCTACTGCGAGAAGTCGTTCATATATTTGTGAGTGACTTATATCTTCTTGTTCTTGAGTGGTGTTCATTTGTTAATGTGCCTTTACTTCTACGTCTTGAACATTAGAATGTTCTTGTGGTTTATTTTCTAATTCTTGTTTAAGCAAAGCAAAGAAAGCATTACGACCTACCTGAAGTTGGTCCACATTAAACTTTGCTGAATCAAGCTTACGATCAAGATCTGCAACATGATTTAAAAACATTTGTTGTTGTTGAGTCATGTCTTCGTATTTGTATTCTACGCCATCAATAGTTACGGGGGTCTTTTCATTTTTTCCCATGATTATTTTCCTTTTTAAATTGTCACTAAAGTTAGGTAGTGACTTCCTATTTTGTTAAATATAAATTTAACAGTTTTTATTTTAATAATATGCCGCAGTCAGAGTAATCAAAGATGCACTAGCCACAATATTTGAACCTGCACTATTAGTAGAAATCTCTATTGTGTAATCTGCTGTTGTGACGCCAAAACCGCTGGTGCGCGAAACAAAAATTCCCTGAGTAGTATTTAACTGCAGCCACCCAGTAGACCCTGTTGCCGAGTTGCCTGCCCCGCCAGAGAAAAATGTTCTTGTAAACCGAATCCAGTATCCCGCACCAATGCTAGTAGTTGTAGGTGTCGCCCAATTGCCGGATTTACTTGCACTGGCTTCGAGGGTAGCGCTCCAAGTACCATTAGAAAGAAAGTTTAGTTCTGCAGTGGACGGTTCACCTCCAGCATAAGGTGTTGCGGCAAAAGGCTCGTTAGAAGTTACTGATGCTAAAGAAACTGTAACAGCCGGACTAGGTCCTTTATTCCAAAAATCACTAAACGAAATTGCGGTAGTTGGAAACGTACCTGATCCACCAGCAGCAGTATACCATTGGGTACCCCGATACGCGTTTAAGTTTAAACCTCGACCATCAAACACTGAATTAATACTTGAAAGATCTAGTGTACCACTGCCTAAGTATCCCGCCATGATTACACCTCAGTAGGTGTTGGTGCAGGTGGTGTTGGAGGTGCCCATGGTAGAGCTGGTTCTGTAATAGGGTCAATCTTAGCTGCAATTTGTTTTGCAATTTGTGAATTAACATGCTCCTCATAAGAACCAGTTACTACAGGTTGAATCCAACTGAGAATAATTTCTTCTGTGAGTTGGTCGTAAGGAATAAAGTCAGATTGTTCAGGATTAGGGTCCAATGGTGTTGCACCACTGAACTCACCTGTATTACCGTTCTCATCCGTACCTGTTTTCTTCCAATATGTTTGTACAACATAATCTGTTTCGTCACCTACTTTGGTGACCTTCAAGCCTGTTACAGCCCATGTATATGTAATTGCCATGATTACTCCTGTTCAGTCAATTTTTGACTTATAATATTTTTGAAAATCTGTATTACTTCTTCAGATACTGAATCATCAAGCCATCCTAAAATAACCTCATCAGTAATTTGATCGTAAGGTATATAATTGTTTTGATCAAATACTGCGGGTGTTACAGTAACTTCACCTGTGGAAGGGTTAGTTGTTTCAATTGGTTTTAATTCAAAAGGAACAACTCCCTGACAGAAAGAAGAATTACCTGACTCATTTGTACCTACATAGTCGTAATGAATATGCGAAACAATATCGGGTATCCCATATACTTTAGTACGGCTTAACTGTCGAATATTAAATGTATATGTAATGCTCATGTGTTAACTTTCTTTTCTAATTCTTCTATTCTAGAGTTTAATTTTTCAACTGTTGCATTCAACTCTTTAATAGCTTCAATAAATAGACCAGCCATGTTACCATATTGTACACCATACTCATCTACATCCTTTGCATAAGTAACTGCTTCGGGTAAAACTTCATTTACTTCTTGAGCAATTACGCCAATTTGACGTTTGTTAGGATCAACCTTTTCGTCATTTGTTTCAATGCGTTTATAAAATACACCACGAAGTTTATTAACAGTAGCAAGAGCATTGTCAACAGTTACAATTTCTCTTTTCTTACGAGCGTCTGAATAGGCAACCACGTTACCCGTAGAGTAAATACCACCATCAACATACATTGCATAAGAAGCACTTGTTGAAGATGTTCGAACACCAAGACAAGCGTTTCCTACAAGCCAGTAGTAAATCCAATAGCTATAATTGTACAAACCACCGTTACCACTGCTATCAAACATACCAATAGTTGTGTTATTGGAGCTTGGAAGCCTAATACCCGAATAACTATTTCTTATACCAGACAACTCCATTGGGCCGTAAGTACCGCTGTTCGGATTCCAATGTGGGGTACCCGTTGAACTCGGCCAATAAATACCATAGTTACCATCCATTTGAATCCAAGTGTTTGGACGGAAATATTGATTCCCAGACAAAACAAGACCATACAAAAGTGAACTGCCGTTTGGATTTAAATAGTAGCCTGTATCGGCACTGTCGTAGAAAATTGTTGAATAGAGCTCTGAAGCGTATAATGCTTTGCTTCCATTTGTACCGCTACCAATTTTTACTGGGCCACCATCATAATAATTCAACTCAAGTGGATCACTGCCGCGACCATTAACTGTGTCTAAGTAGCCATTTCTACCAATTAACCCGTAAGTAGTATCACCTGCAAAATACAAATTGTCGTAATTAATGTTGCTCATACGACTAGTACTTGCAGGGTCTGTGTAAAATCCCGTATTGTCGCCGTCATAAAAGATTGGTGCACGAAAATCGCCAGTGGCGTAACCTGTACCTCCTACATGAAGGTTGTAAGCAGGTGAACTTCCTGCATTAACACCCATATTAGCCCCATAAAATACAAGTCTGTGAACTCCAGCAATACTGTCATATGCAGCATAAAAACGACCATCTCCCACGCCCATTGAATACCAAGTTGATGTTGTACTGTCACCACGAAGATTCAATACACCATATCCTGAACCATGAAGTGTTATTTGTTTGGTATTAGAAGCGGTACCCCAAGCAGGATTAACAGGCGACAATGTACCAACACCAATACTGCCAGCAAGAATTGCAGCTGTAGAGGAATTTGGGTCTAAATAGTAAGTAGTGTCGTTACTGTCGTAGAAAATTGGTGCACGTAATGATGATTCTGCAATGGCTGTCCCACCGTTATCAACTCGAAAAATCCAACTACCAGCACCACTTAAAAAGCCAATATTGTTGCCGTTAGCATGAATATACTTTTGACCGTTTGGAGATTCATCATCAGTCATCCGAATGTCTGCAAACGCCCCATTGCCAACAAGCATTGAATTTAAACGAGATGTGCTAGTTGGATCTGTGTAATACGCAGTGTTGTTGCTGTCGTAGTAGATTGGGGAATACATAGAGCTATCAGCTGTGACAGCGTAGAACTTATTAGCTGGGGTAATAGTGCCAGCAACTGTACCGAAGGACGTAGCTAGAGAAATGTCCCAGTTATCATCCCAATTTCCACCGGATGCATTGGCATAACCGCCAACAAAATCAGTTACGGCAATTACGGGGTGGCTCCAAGTACCGTCGGTTTCGCCAATCCAAACACAGTCATAAGAGCCATCGTTTCCGAATCGAACAGTTCTTGCGGTAGCGTTGTTACTACCATTGAACGAAGCTGCTGAGTTGTAAGACCCGGCAGAGTACGAGTAATTTCCAAGGTTGTACTCTGAGATATTGTTTTCGCTGTAATTGTAGATTTTTACAGTCATGCGCCACATCGTGTCGTTGGCGCGGATAGGCAAACGAATCTTGAACGCGCCAGTAACTGTGTTGTTATAAGAAGCCGAAGCCCCCTTGGGTATTACCCTCACAACATTACGATCTGTCGTAGTGCCTGTGACAACTAAACTTTGAGCATGCAATAAGCTTACATTTGAAGTACTTGCGGGGTCTGTGTAGAACGCAGTGTCGTTGTTATCATAAAACAACGGTGCCCGGAATGAGCCTGTTGTAATAAATACGCCATCTGTGTTTAGTGACGCTTTATCGCCAGACGAGTCTGCATGGAACACTAACGTGTTTGCATCATTGGCAAGCCACCAGCCAGCACCAGCTACAGAGGTGTTATAAAAACGGGCAATGTATCTTTGTGTGCTGTTTACTTGTAGAGGGTACGAGCTGCCAGCATTAATAGTTAATGCACCAGAAATAGTACCACCACTCAAAGGCAACGAGTAAGAACTGTAGTTACCTGCGTGGAGAACTACATTACCTTTGTATTGAAGGTTGGCTTGCAGGATTTCCAACAACCGCGTGGTTCCTCGTTCAATACTTAACTCAGCATTGGGTGAACTTCCGGAGCTGCTAATAGCAAGACGACTTCCACCGAGGCCAAAATTAGCAGTAGTTGGGCCAAGATACCAATCATTACCACTGCTAGCTTGCCACAGCCACATCCAGTTATCGGCAGTTGTATTTAACGATACATACGCAGGTATGGCGTTTGTGCCGACTTTATAAAGCCCGTTAGTTACAGTTGCGGAGTTTCCGCTGATCGAAATACCCCAAGTTCCAGAAGCATTCGACTGCACAGCACTAGTAAAATGAGCAATGCTTGCTTTACGATAAAATCCGTCACTGCCCTGAGTAGTAATTACTTGTGAGACAGGAGCGTTTTCACTATTGCCAGTGTTGCTATTAATGTAATTAAAATATGAGTAACCATCACCATTTCTAGTTGGTATAGTATTTGCTCCAACAGCGTCCTGCGCTATTTTTCCACCAAGTTGCGCAGCACTACCACTAATTGAAATACCCCAAGTACCGGAAGCACCTGTACCTGTTAACGGAGCATAAGTACTAGCCGCAGATGCAGTAGTCAGGTAAGGACTCAACGCAGCGCTTGTGATGTACCCACTAGGATTAGTACTATTATAAGGAGTAAATCCTAATGCACCAGTGACATCACCTGAAGTCAAACTAATAGCACCAGTTCTAGTATTAAAACTAGTTACACCACCAACAATATTAATTACACCAGTAGCGGAATCATATGACCCTGCGCCTGTAACTGATATTGCAGCACGAGCTTGGGCTGTGTTAATGTAGTTACTTGGGTTACTTGACCTATATGCGTCTGTAATACCATAACCATCCAATGTAGTAGGCTTACCTGTAACACCACTAAACGGCACAGCTGCAGCACTAGCCACAGACAGTGTTGACTGAGGAGTCTTAGTCCAAAGATCTGTTGAGCTTACGTATACAAGGGTGTCACCGTTAGCAGGTGACTGAGCAGACACATCATGTAGCTCATCCATCTCATAACCGTTTTGAATTTTAACTTCAATAGTACCTTGGTTAGCATGGCTACGTGTAACAACACCAACATAAACTAAGTGTAGTGGTGCATAAGGTTTAGTACTTGTGTAAGCTCCTGCAGTAACCCCACTAAGATATAGTTGAGCACCTTCTGTGAAAGCAGAAGTATCTAAGCCACTTACAACACCAATAATAACTACATAACCATTATTGTTGTTAGTAATGTCAGCTTGAACCATACCATAAGTTTGTGCTGAGGTAGAGTCGCCTGTAGCAATAGCTTTAGAAACAAGAGCCTTGTTACCAGAGGCTCCACTAATATATACTACAGTACCTTTGGTAAGTGTAGCTCCTGTTTCGTTACGTACTTGACTGATTAATGTAGCTGTACTTGCGGCAAGACCTACGCTGAGGTCTCTTATTGTTCCAGTTGGACTAATAACAACACTACCGTCATTAGAAGTAATAGCACTAACAGCATTATCAGCAAGAGTACCTTGTGCAGCTGTTGCGTATGCTGTGCTGTTTGTTGTAGCTGCTGTACCTAATCCAAGATTAGTTCGTGCTGTAACAACATTAGATAAGTCGTTAAGATTGTTAGCTGCAAGCAAAGCACCTGACAAAGAAGCATAAGCATCTAGCCAAGCTGTGCCTGAGTAAACCTTCATTGAGTTACTTACTGTATTGAAGTACAATGCACCAGTCTGAAGAGGATTACCATCATTATCTACTGTTGGAGCTACTGCTTTTTCACCAAGATATTTATCGTCAAAGTTATCAAAAGCCGCTAATGCTTGATCACGAGCCGCTTCTGCAGCAGCTTGAGCTGAGATAGCAGATGTGGCAGATGTAGTAGCAGTACTTGCACTAGTAGACGCACTAGTAGCAGATGTTGCGGCATTAGTCGCAGAAGTACTGGCGGCAGACGCACTGGTAGTTGCACTGCTTGCTGAACCAGCGGCATTAGTAGCGGATGTACCCGCAGATGTCGATGAGTTAGCCGCATTAGTAGCACTTGTTGAAGCGTTAGCCGCTTGAGTTGTTGCTGTTGCGGCACTATCCGAAGCACTTGTAGCAGAGTTACTTGCAGAAGTTGCCGAGGTAGCCGCATTGGTTGCCTGTGTTGTAGCCGTAGCTGCACTTGTAGCCGCATTTGTTTCTGAAGTACTAGCCGCAAGAGCGCTTGCAGCAGCTTCGGTTGCTTTAGTCGTAGCAGTTGTTGCAGAACCACTAGCAGATGTTGCAGATGTTGCCGCATTAGTCGCTGAAGTACTTGCTGCTGTAGCTGAAGTGCTAGCCGCAGACGCACTTGATGCCGCATTATTAGCAGACACAACTGCTTCAGCCGCTTTATCTGTAGCGGTAGTAGCAGACCCTGCGGCAGATGTCGCTGAGGATGCTGCTTCAGAAGCCTTGGTTGTTGCTGTTGCAGCAGAAGTAGCCGCATTAGTCGCTTGTGTAGTAGCTGTTGCGGCAGATGCTGCTGCATTAGTCGCTTGTGTTGTCGCTGTTGTTGCGCTATTAACTGCTGTTGTAGCGCTATTTGAAGCATTAGTAGCAGAGGTAGCCGCATTAGTCGCTGAAGTGTTTGCAGCAGATGCTGATCCAGCGGCATTAGTAGCAGACGTTGAAGCAGCAGATGCGCTATCAGAAGCATTCGTAGCACTTACAACTGCTTCAGCTGCTTTAGTTGTAGCAGTAGCCGCACTTGCGGTAGCAGAGGTTGCAGAATTAGAAGCAGAAGTAGCACTAGTAGCCGCATTAGTGGCGCTAGTTGAAGCAGATGTTGCAGATGCTGCAGCATTAGTAGCTTGTGTTGTTGCTGTTGTTGCACTATTAACTGCTGTTGTAGCATAATTAAAAGCACTTGTAGCACTAGTTGCGGCATTTGTAGCTGAAGTACTTGCGGCTGTCGCACTATTAGACGCATTTGTCGCAGATGTTGTCGCGATTCCTGCTTGTGTTGTCGCGGTTGTCGCAGATGTTGCGGCAGAGCTTGCTGAAGCACTTGCTTCTGAAGCTTTAGTCGTAGCAGTAGTTGCACTATTTGCGGCATTAGTCGCACTAGTTGCAGCTTCACTTGCTTTAGTTGTTGCAGTAGACGCTGAAGTAGCGGCATTTGAAGCAGAAGTAGAAGCTTCAGCTGCTTTGGTGGTTGCTGTTGTTGCACTAGTTGCGGCATTATCTGCGCTAACTACTGCTTCAGCCGCTTTTGTTGTTGCTGTTGTTGCAGAGGTACTTGCAGATGTTGCGCTATTAGCCGCATTAGTAGCAGATGTTCCTGCGGAAGTTGCGCTAGTTGCAGCACTTGCGGCACTTGCAGCAGCATCATCAGCAAAGTCTTCTGCCTCTTGCAAAGCATTACCAATGTCTTCAAGAGATTGAGCAGCTTCAGCCGCACTTAAAGCCGCTTCACCCGCGCTTTGAGCTGCAAGGTTTGTATAGCTAAGTGAGTCAGCAGTTTCTAAATTATCATATTCACCACCAGCAGACAAATCACCTGTAGCTCCTGGACCTATCTGATAACCACCGTCTTCGTTGGTTCCAGCGTATTCAACAGGATATGAGGATGTACCTGACGAACCATCGCCATTGTATTCTCCACCAATTGAGGGGGCATTAGTACTACCCGGTTTTTCTTCGTATGCCATTCTTACTCCTTGTTATATCAAGCCGTTGGTATTAAAGTTAATTTGAACATTACCACCAGAGGCTCTACGGAATTTTTCTTCACTGTTAACAGAAGCAATATTTTCTAGGAATTTACCTTGATACCTTTGTTCCATTTTTTCATCGAACAAATAGGCTCCTAGATTATATAGTGCTCCCCAAATTAACATTCTTTCATTTTGATCTCTTAACCAATTAGGTACTTCCTTACCTGTATACATCTTTGTTGTAACAGGTGTGCTGTATGCCGTAGCCGCTTCAATAGTAGAGAAGCATCGGGTAACACCAGCACTAGTTGAAAAATAAAGGTTAGTGCCACCAGACTCTACTAATTCAACATAAGGTTGATTAGCATCACTCAAACTAATAATATAGTTAATAGGTGAAACATTATATATTGCATTCAAAGCGGGTAGTCGTTTGTAGTAATGGATCTCTACAATAGCGCCAACAGCTAACTGTGGGTGAATATAGATCTTGTTCTTTTCCCACATCCAGTTGTATACTGAGTACTTCTCACTATATAAGTCAAAGAATGTACGTTTATCAGTTACTTCGTTAAATACTTTACTTACATTAGAAGGGAAAGTGGAGTAAGCAGTGCCAGTATTTTCCTGTGCAATGGTTCGTATATACACAAACTGAGTTAAGTCTTCTGGGATATAAAATGATGTGTAAGCATTACCATAAGGTAATCCTGCGCTATTTTCTCCAGTGTTATCGTCAGCTGTAACTGTGTATCGAACTACTTCCTCTAATGGAGGTATTCTTAAAAGTCGATAGCATTCATCAGCAGAATAGTCTAGGCAATCTTCAATTACGCTATCAGGAATAGTATTTACTTCGGGTTTGTTTGACCAGTCCCGTACTTTATCTACGAGTGCGTCATATCGGGGTGTTGCCATGAATTATTCTCCTGTAAAATCAGAGAGCCTTTACGTTACTTGTTTTAAGTAAAGGATAGTCTGTTTCAATAATTTGTTTTAATCTTCTTAGGTTTGCAGGTTCATGCATGAATGTATCTGAGTGAATATCAAGACCATACTTAGTCAGGATATCAATAGCTACAATATCAGGGATAATTGCAAATGAACGGTATGTACGACCGTTGGCGGCAAAGGAGTCCAGCTCCCTTTGTTGAGCAGCATAATCTTTGTATGCGCTTACGTCTTGTTCTAAGCGGAAATCTTTTTCATCCGTCTTTACTTGGAAACTATTTTTGTTTCCCTCTTGTGATAGAAAGCCCATGTGTCCTCTTTTATTTAGTTAGTCATTGCAGCACTAAAAGACCCGTCAACGGTAAAACAACCGTATTCATATTTTGTATTAGAGCCGTCGAAAGCTGTAGTAGTCGCAACCACAATAGCTCCAGCCGTAGTGTTAGCACCATCATAATATTTCACCTGAGTAATTTTGCCACGAATAACGTTAGGTGCTCGGTAGTCACTACCAGCATCAAGTGTGTCTGCGGATGTAGAAATATTAACTACATAATTATCAGGAATATATGTTCGAGTACCGTTAGTAGCAGTAATTCGTAGAAATTCCATTTGTGTTCCTTATGATAAAAATAAAAAAGGGAAGCAAGGTTTCCCTCACCTCCCTCTTATAGGTTAGTTAGCTAACTATTAAGCGCCAGACAAACCGAAGATCATACCGCAACCCTTAGGATTACGGCACTCAAGTGTACCCTCTTCAACGATCTGACCGATGATAGAGTCACCAAGCTGACCGAGGTCAACTTCTTGCAGGGGACGCAAGCTAGCGTAGCTGAACCACATTGGGTCATACAAGAATGCTGTGAAGTTAGCTGCATTATCCAAACCAGAAATGGCAGTATTAGAAATACCCATCACATAGTTAGGAACAACCATGATATCACCAAAGTCAGACATATAGATCTCGACAGACTGGCGGAGCTTACCATCAGCATCAATGTTACGGCGAACGTTACCATCACCAGCATTGCTTGAGCTAGAGCCAGCAGACTGAGCCTTAGCAGAGAACACACGGCGGTTAGCAGGAGACAACATCAGTTTAGTTGCCTTACCACCGTTTTCATAGATGCCTTGCATAACTGTGTCAACATGTGACAAAGCCAAAGAGGTCTTGTCAGCAGAAGTAACAGTAGTAAAGGTACCAGCAACACCACCACCTGGATTAGTAGGAGCAGTGTACTCACCGGGAGTAGCCAATACGTTCAATGCAGTAGCAGGAGTTGTGCTAGCAGCAGTGTAGTTAACCCAAGCTTGATAGCCACCGAAAGTACGGGTGCCAGAGCCATTAGAAGATTTCCAGCTGTTTACCAAGTCGAACTCAACGTCACGGCGAAGTTCGGTACCACGCTTTTTGAGCTGGTAAGCGTATTCGTCAGCAACACCTGCTTGGTCAACAGCACGCTTAGTGCCAGTAACTGTAACAGTCTTAGAGTTAATTTGTGTGTAGTTACCCAAACGTGT